GGAAGACCTTCATGGCGTGCCTCTTTTTTTAAGGTTTATTTTATAAGTTATTGATTTCATTAAGCTTATTCTTTATACACCCTCATGATTCTTTATTAGAATCACCCCCTATATTTCAGGTTGGATGGCCACCTTGCGGCTCACTCTTTAGACCCCTTCTCACGTCCTTCCCCAGGGTTAGGTTTGGTTGGTCTCCCACCCGTGGAGCAACCTCATTTTGTCCGCCACCAGCTTGGTTCTACGATTTCCCCTATTTTCTTATTTTAGACATATAAAGTGAGGTGTTTGGCTGGAGATATAGCCTGTACATTTCATGAACATCAGTGTGCATTTTTTGTACAGCTAACCCCCGGTCTTTTTGTCCTGAGATTCTGAGAATTCCATATTTGATCTGTGCTTAAAATAATAGGGATGCACCCGCTAGGTGGAAGGGGTGAGTAGGAAAGAGGCCTCAGATTGAGGATTTGGCATGCTGGCGGCCATTGTTTGAGTCACACCTAAAGCAATGGTCTTCCCCGAACAAAATAGGGAAAAGTTTGTCACAACCAGGACAATGTCTAGCGAGCACTGCTGACATACAGGCACAGTCCTCCTCTCCACACTTATACGGCTTCTTGTCTCCAGACAGAGCCACAGATACTTCCATGGCCTCTGCCGCTTCGGTGGTAGAGATATTGCTGGACCTGGCGCATCTCAATAGCTCAGATGGCGTACATCTTAAGCCCCCTGAGTGATATCGCGGTCCTCGCTTCTAGCTTTTGTGCTTTAGAGTATGGCATTATTTACAGACTGGCTCGTACTTGCTTCTGGCTGCATGAGAAATGTAGTCTTTCCAATCTTCCTTCAATATTCCATTCGCGGGACCATGGCAATTTCTAGCAACGCTCATACACGTACTTCCATACTTCAAGCACAGCTTGTGTTTTTTGGGATCGTCCTTCTTTGTCACGGCCAGCGTACATTCGCTACACATTCCTTTATATCCCATATCTTCCCCCCCTGCTTATTAAGTTTTCTCCGGCAACAACTTATGTCCTTTTGCAATCAGTTCCAATAGTTTTTCCTGGCCAAACGTCTGCTCCTGTATTTTCTTGGACAATTGCGCCATGCCTAAAAGAAGATTGTGGAAAAATAAAGCGGCCTCGTCTGTGTATGGGATTTCCTTGGCATTGTCGGGTAGAGAGAAGGAACTCCAGCTATTTAACAATTCTGCCGGATTGTCGTGATCGTGGTGGCTGCCGTCTTTATAGTAAAAGCTATACTTCACTCTCTTCGTCTCGCCATACACAAGAGTCTTCTTCATCATGGCTTGGGCGCCAACCCTTAAACTATATCCGCCACGGCAAGGTTTCGCAGAGTCATGGTTTCCATACAACTCCCTGTCACCCTTGGCGTTCCATTTGGTATCAGGAAATCCAGTATTGGGGAAAACGTTACCATCGCTGTCTTCTGCAAATGAAACGTGCGATTCTATGTTGTATCTAATTACCGGTTCTTCAAAGACTTCTGGTTCAGCATTTATCCTTATGGTTTTTTCGATGCGAGTTTCCAGCTCCGCGAGCGTGTCTGCATAAACTCTTATCTTGCCGTCCTTTTTCCAGTTTTGCTTAAAGACATCCTTGACGGCTGGCAGGTAATCTTCAGGCAGGTAACAGTAAAACTCTCCACCTGCGCTTACCTTTATACTGATCTTCTCGCTTACGTGGCCCATTTCCGTATAAGTTGAAAATGTTCTTGTCTTAAAGTGTGGCATAAATTTCTCCCATTAAATAACAAGCATTCAGTTCAGTTTGCCAAAAATGTCTTTTATCTTATTTGCCACCACCTTCCTTTCTCTCCGAGTGAGATAGCCGCTGTACGCCATTCCTCCCCAAAACATAAGTAGCGCCAATGGAGCCACTTCTCCCTCGGTCCAAATACGAATGGCCATTGCTGAAAAATAAGGAATCATATAGCACGCACCACACACACTTGTGCTCACTAGAACATCCTTGATCCATTTTGTTTTCATGACCCTCTCTCCTTCAAAAACTCATAAACAGCCTTGGCGAATCTTTCAGGGTCCAGCATCTCACAAAAAGCAGAAACTCCTGGCCTTCTCTGAGACAGTATAAAGTCAATCCACCATCTTTCTTTTTTACTCCAAGAAAAAAGCTTGCCAAAACCTTCCCATGTGGAGAAGTCATTGTTTCTAAAATGCCGACAATAATCAGGCCAAACCATTGTATTTTTAATGTCGCACCTACACGACCAACTCCGGATATCAGGGTTCATGAACTCCCCAATATCAGCCTCTATCCGCTCATGCCAACATTCTCCCATTGCCTCAGTTAAAAACTTATCTATTTCTTTCTCGGCCATAACGTCTCCTCGTTAAATGCTAACCTTCACCCACGCCACCAACCATCCAATGACAACGACTAATTCAACTGCCAGAAGAGCGGTCATTGTTATTCGCAGTCTCATATCTGCATGCCGAAATCTCTTGGCCTCCAGCATATCTTCCTTCCACAGCCGATGTTTTTCCCGTTCCATACTTACAATCTCTTCTTGCTGTTCTTCGGTTAAAACTGTCATCGCGTTCTCCATTTAATCGTTATCAAATCCTTTCAATACCGCCTCGATCTCCCACAACCAATCTTCCTGCTCGCTGGAGAGGGAGTTGCCAATTTCTTCCAGCTTGGCCTTGAAATATCCTCTTTGGTAATCAGACAAGGCCGCAGCTTCAATTACCCTCTCAACCTCATCGTAGCAATCCAGGTCCTTCTTTTTTGCTGTCTTCCATGCCTTCTTGACGTCCTTTATTAATGCGCTACCATCCATCGCTATTTACTCCTTAATTGGGATTCTTTTCTATTTCTTCCGGTAATCAGGACAATCCGCCCAAGGATTAGATAGTGCCCTTTGCCTGGCCTCTTCTACGTCCTCCGACGCTGCTGAGCTGTCCCAGCGGTCCATGCCGCAATAGGCGAAGTAAGTCCCCGCTCTACATTCATTTTGTTTAAGATCATAGCCTCTCAAGAACAGGCAATCATCATCGCACTTCCAGCGCCTCTCCCCTTCAAGAACCTCAGCAATCTCAAAACATCCAACGGCCTCCGTTATACTAATGCTATTCTCCTGGGCGTATTTGATTACTTCGTCATAATCTATGCCTGCAAAGTTGGCAGAGCTACTCCTGACAGCCTTGCTCACCTCGAGAAGCTCTTCCTCTTTGGTTCTCTTAGGTCCCATTATGCCTTCTTTAATATTGGACACACTGAAATGTCTATCCCCTTATAAAATCCGTCCATTTGAATTGTGGCAGCGTAACGCCCAAGTGGTTTACGTTCCACACTGACGATCTTAGCTTCGAGGCCTTTTGCGATATGCTGGAACAAGTCGTGATTACCAACTGCGTCATCTGTCCACGGCGCCGCAATTACATCGAGATCGCGCTCTTTAGAGCCATGTTCGCCTATTGCGTAGCCAACCTCTCTTGCCAGCTCACGAATACGGTCAATTGGGGGCATCTTGGGCTCTTCCCATCCTTCACATGGCTCAAACGTTGCCTCTCCGCACTTCCAACACTTAACGGCCTCTCTGGACGATTTGCATTTGGGGCAGCGCCTCATCTGTCGCTTCTCGAATAAGTCGCATTCAAGAAGAAGCTCGTCGGGCCTTATGTCACCTTTTCCTTCACCACACCATGCCGTAGGGTAGGGATACTCCATGGAAGCGCCCTCGCTTCTGAAATGGCTGCAATTACTACAATCAACCAAATCGCTCGAGTCAGCTTCGGTTAACTCAATACCTGCCCCCAACGCCTCTTCAATCTCCGCCACAAAGTCATCTATCGGACGGTGCCTGCGATTAAAGCCATCCAATATATGCTCTGCCCCTGCGGTCGCCTTGACATGGATTAATGCTTTTTTGAGTAACTCTTTTAGGTTCTCCACTCTTTCTCCTCAGCCGTCCGATTTTTTCGGACAGCTCAACTTTTTGGTGATATCGAAATGTTCGCTACCAGGCTACCTCTACATACCATGGCTGTCGATAGACTTCAATTTTTTCAACCGTCGACATCAAAATATATTCATTACCGGGCTGTGGGTTAAGAAATCCTTGCGCGCATATCTCGGACAATGCCTTATCTGCGTACTCCTTAGTGTCTGCTCTGATAATATTGTTCTTCGAATCAACATAACCTGTGTCGGTGTACACAGCGCCGTCTCTTCTTTTTTTGTTGGTTAAAAAGAATATCGTTAATTTGCCAACATTTATTTGCCTCATCTCAACCTCCCACTTTATGATTGATTTCCTTCAATTCTTCCAAATTAGCACCATTCCCCACGCATACGCAGGCCTGTATCCACCCGAGCCATCTATGGGCTTTTTCGCCGGTAACTTCACCGGAAATAACCTGATCAGACATGTGAAGGAGATGAAGCTTCCCATATTCAGGGTCATGCGTTGACAAATCGATTCTCTTGATTAATTTTGCTGTTTCTTTTGCCGCCTTCCTAACATCCATAGAGCTGCCGCTTGTCCTCCTTCTCCTCTCAATCAGTCGATATGTGGCAACGCCAACTCTTTCCACTACGCCAGATTGAATGAGGGCCTTGAGAGATCTGTGAGCCCGATCAGTATTGGGCCATTCGCCCATATATGCCCTGATCTGCTCTACGGTTGCCTCCCCTCCCAGCTTCCTTAATGCTTTTGCGTATTTGCTTTCCTTGGCCATTTATTCCTCCTGGTGTTATTTTCGATACGTTATCGTTACCCATCCTCTATTGCGAAGCGGATCGCTGAATTTATGGGCAGTCTGTTCTGGTAGGTCAACTTCCAAGATGACATCTGTGTGATCAATGCAACATTGAGCCCTCATATATTGATGCGTATCGTCGTCAGACTTAACCACAAAGGAGACTTCTAGGATTCCTAATATGGACTCATGGTGGGGGACTCTTTTAACCACGCCCTTGCTCATGTCCCAACCACCAATGTCGATGTTTTTGGTGTATACAGTGTCATCATCCTTACCCTCAAGAGTATCAGCAACGCTAAGGACGGCGATGCCATCCTCTTCGGTAAGACCGTGTTCCTTGCAATATTCAGCTAATTCTTGTGGGTCTATCATATTATTCCCTCGTTAAAATCTCGCAGCTTATACAAGCGGGGCTCCAATTAGCCCCTCTCTGCCATGGAGTAAAAACCTTGTGGCATCTAGGGCAGTGCTTCCGTGGATGATATGTAACTGTGGAGGTGTCATTCTTGCTGCCGCACCTGCAACTACCATCGTCGCACAGATACGGCTCACTCCTCCCACTAAGCTCGTCCGCAACTTTAAAGCCCTCTACGGCCTCCTCCAGCTCAACATTATTCCGGAACATGTATTCCACCAACTCATCGCTCGTGCACCTTAGGCCGTTATTGCTTATGGCTTCACGGACACTAATGGCTGAATCGAGGGCAATATTATGTTTCTCGGCTAATGAGTAGTCGGCTACCATCGCGATGGTTTTAAACTTAATGTCAGGCCATGATTTCTCGTTCATCTTAAATGTGGACCAGCTTAAAGCAGTTATAACACATGTTTTTCCCAAATATGCGGAGGATGGCTTTGTCTTTAGCCGGAAAATATTTCCCGCATAACTCGCACATCTCATCTCCAGCGAGAATAGCTGCTACTTTCTTTGCGTCAGTCAACGGCTTTCCTCACGGCTGCTTCGAGTTCTGATTCGTTGATATGCTTGATTCCTGTCACTGTGCCAATTACGTCAATTTCTATCTCGGATGGAGTGTTATAGTTCAGGTGAATCTTGTTAATCACAGTCTCAAAAATATATTCGTGTAGTTGCACATTGATCACGCTTTCTGGCTGTAAGTTCTCTATGGGGTTGTCATGCCTAATCGAGGCGGAGAATTTAATAGATCTGATTCTCTCGCCACCCACCTCATTACTCAGAATCACCTTGGCTTCTGTGGGGCATATGGGCTCCTTATCAGACATCTTCGGCAAGCATCACGGCCTTTTCGATCATCGATAGGTCGCGATCAATAAATCCATTACCAGAACAATGAGAACAGTCCGCCCAATGTCGGCTTGTTTCTCTTTCACCTTTATTCCCGCGACATGATTCACAAATCTCAAAAGATGCCTCGAAGAGATTTCGACCTCTTTTCACGAGCTTTATAGACTTCTCTATCCTGTCGATAAAATCCAGAAAGGTCTTTTCCATTTCGGTATACCGCTCATAAACATCGATAGCAGTTCTTAACCGCTCGCGTCCATTACATCGGACGCCTTCGATGGAGTGGTCAACCTCGATGCTTGGTATATGAAACCACGCGTAGTCACGGGAGAGCTCGTTGAGTTTATCATTGATTTCTTTCATTTCTCTCAGCACATCCAAGTGCTCGCCGGTTGCCGGCCTATAGTCGGACATTATTGTTCTCCCAAGCTCTTATCAATTACACCTTTAAATAATCTTGCCAAGTATTGGCGCTAGGAACATATCCACCCTTTGAGTTGATGTGAAAGGTCACTGCTCCGCCCTCGTTAATTTCATCTTTGCCCTCAAGCATCTCCGCAACTTCCCTCGCAATCATCACGTCTTCAGGAGAGATGCTCAACTCGGCAGCCTCTTTAAATATCCCTCGAGTCTCATCGAAGTCATGCTTAGTTTTGTTGTAGATCTTCACCACATCGCCCAAGTCTACCTTGTAATAAGTGGCTAATCGCCTTATTCTGCCTCTTGGCCCACTAATTGACATCATCATCCCCCATTGGCCTATTGCACGTAGGGCATGTACTCGTAGCGGCCCTTACTGCTGATTCAAGCTCAGACTCTTCCGGCTCAGGCTCTTCGACTACCACGCCCTCATAGGAAGCGATTGAATGCGTTAGAGAAACCTGGTGTATTCGCCTCTCAGTAATTAAGACTTTGAGCCTTTTCCCGTAAACATCTATCTCGAGATAACGGCTCATGTCAAGATTGGGAAACGAGGAAGACTCGATCTCAAACGAGACCTTTTGCGTTCTTGAAATGGGGATATCCTCAACTACGCCACCAAAAGAGATGCGACTCGCGCTCTCGTATTCTTCAGTAAGCTCGAAGTTCATTAAGTCATGCGCCCGTAATTTTATCGAATTACTCACTTACCGTTGCCTCCTGACTGCCTTCTGAGCTCTGACGCGCCTCTCTATGGACTCCTTTATACTCATAGGCTCAAACAGGCCGTCGGGCTTTCGGTATATCCCTTTAAATATCTGCCACGCCAACTTTCCTGCTGGTGTACTAGGGAACACAAAGCTAGGATTGCCACTTCTCTTCTTCATTTGTCGCCTCCATTACAGCTTTCTCTAGTTCTGACAGAGCGGGTTCAACCTCTATGGCGGTGCGGTTTATGATTTTCGTCACCTCAAACTTCTCACCGCCAAATATGACGCAATCACCAACCTTATAGCATCCGGCCATTATCGTTTTTATCTTTGACACGTCGCTTCCCTCACCGCTTTTTCGAGTTCAGACTCTTCAGGATATGTTTCGATACATTTAGCAGTTATCGCCTTGTTCCCAGCTACGGCATCCTCTGCCAGAGACGTCACCAGGAACCTCTTGATGATGTTGCTATTGACACCGTTTACCTCCACTCTTACGCTGATATAATCTCCAACCTGCACATCCGGGAGATCCGAGATGTTGAGAGTGAAAGTAAGCTCCTCCGAAATCTCAGAGGAGCTCGAATTTATGCTGTCAAGGTCAGTCGCCACTTAGCTTGTCAACAACCTTCTCGTCTATCAATTCCCCTATGGGTTCTTTCAAGTCAGAGGCCTCCTTGACTTTCTTCGCTTGCTCCTCAAGCGCAAAGTGTTGCTGACGCTCCGAGGCTTGAATAGTCTCTTCCCTCACGACCTCTTCGGTGTCCGTCCTGATGAGTTTTTTACCACCCTCTTTCCAGTCAAAAATCCAGACGCACTTGACAGTTCTCTGCTCTTGGCCTGTGGTGACTTTTCTGGCCAGAACACCGATATCAGCGTCGAATTTCTTTAGTTCGGCGGTGTATTCTGCCATGATCTCCTTTTTTCGCTCGTCCTTCTCGACCTTCTCGCACTGCTTGCGAGCCAGCTCTTTAGAATAGCTGATAAGTTCTTTGTCATTCAGCTTGACAGACAGTTCTCTTTCACACTCTTCTCTCGTGACGTGTTCGTCGTCGTTTTTGGCTTTCTCGTCTTTCTTCATTGCTTCCTCCTGGTTAAATGTTTATCTGTTCGTCATCACTGCTTCATGCGCTGGGCCACCTGTCTTGCGGTGCTCCTTGTGTACCTCTTCTTCCACAACTTCAAGCTGAGGCTCGTCAAAATGATCCACCTCCAGCCTCTTGCCGTCTTTCAGGTCTTGCGGCTGAACCCTGTATACGTTGCAACCGTGTAGCCACTGAGTCCTGGCGGTAACAATCCCCTTGAATCCCGTAATGCTATCCTTAACTTCATCTCCGAGACCAAACTTAAAATCAACCTTCTCTTCGCTCATCTTCTTCTCCCTAATTAAATGTTTATTGGTTGGTTGCCCTATAGACCGCTTCCTCAAGGGGCTCCGTGAGAACAAATATCCCCTTATTGCTGGCCGCCAGCCTGACGGACGCAATGGCAACTTCCATGGCTTGCTGTTGGCTGTATTGGTCGTCAACCGAACCCGATGTAGGATTAGCCAAAACTGCGGCCGCAAGCCGCGCTGCCGCTAAAAATAGATCCCTTTCAGTTATGCTCATCCTAAAATCCTTCCTCGAGCCCTTTACACAGCTCTCTAAGCTTGTCTTTCTCTTCAGACTCTTCCTCGGCCACTCTTTCAAATTCATCCATGTCGAGATGCTCAAAGATGGCGTCTTCGACGACTTGGGACAAAACTTTCGGATCGAGAGCGTCTAGCTCCCACGATGATGTACCGTACACCTTAGCATAACTATCGAACCTGCTATCGGTAGTTTTGGCCGGATTCTCAGGAGGATTATAAAGATTCACTTGATCCATATTGAGAGCCACGCGCTCAACATTAAAACCCTCTCCGCCTTCACCCAAAAACAATCGCAGTCTGTCTTCGATATCTCTAACCATGTCAATCCCGGAAGGGTCGTGGTCTCCGAGATAAATCACAGTAACAGGCATGCCGTTTCTCAGGCCGTATGTGTATAGAAATCTTTGAGCAGCATCATAAAGAGCTGTCTGCGAGCTGTAGCCTTTGTTCGCCATAAACGGCACATCCCACTCCGAGCAAACGGGCTGAATGATCCCGCTTACGGCATCCTTTTCTACCCAAACCTCAATCCTCTCGCTTTGATTCTTCCATCGATCTTTGTAGTAGCTATCTATAGCCGTCCTTACGATCTCAGACGGGTGTTCCCAGTGGCCGTTGGCGCTTCTACTTCTACCCCTATCCTCAATAGCACTCCAGTCAACGATCCCAGCCAGCCTTGCCTTGCTCGCGAGGTTTCCTATGCTGTTATATTGCTTTACCGTGTTTGGAATAAGCCCCCTGGACACTAGCTGATAATAGAGCTGCCGAAGAGTAAGCGTGTATCCTTGGCCCTGATAATCTTCGACGATCTCCTCGACATGCTCCAAAAGCTCTAGCGATTTCTTACTGGGCTTCCAATCGATAAATTTCTCTTTCACGTTAACCTCCCTATTTATGCGTCGGCACCCAACATTTTATCCTTATATTCTTTCCTCTCGACATTACCAGCGCCTTTGGATGTTTCGATAGAAAGGCCGCCGCCTCATCCCATCTTATGAACGTAAATACCTTTCTACACATCAACCCTGCTCTCTCTTGATTTCGCAATACTCTTCTTCTCCAGCTCATGTTCTCCTCCAATTGATTCGTTTATAGATTCTTCGTACTCACATGCGGAGCAAAACCGCCATCCTGTTGTTGCCACCTCGACCATCGGTTTACCACAGTAAGGGCACGATACGTCCAGCAATTCATGTACGCATTCGCCATCGCCGCAATTCAAGACTCCACAGTTGTAGGCTGTCATAACTCTCCGATTATCGCCCTTGAAATAAAACAGGCTTCAAATCTTTCTTTAAATATAACGGATGTCCCGGATGCCCGTCTTTCGTTTTCTTAAGACAGTAAAGTTTTCCTAGAAGACGGATCACCTCATCATTCCTACCCAAATAACTGCCATGAGTGCCCCATGCAGCAATAATAACACCGGCGTCTTTTGCGCATTCGATGAGAGACTTATCGTTCTCTTCGCCAACTGGATCTTCCTGTGCCTTCATCACTTTCGGATCAGTAGCCCTGTAGGCGAATATATTTGTCATGCAGAGGGCTCCATATCCCCAGTCCTTTGCGTAATTGATGCATCTTCTAACAGTATTGTCATCCGAGACCTCATCTGCCGTGGATGGATTGAGCCCAATAAACATCACATAAGGCTTCTTGGTGTCCCATGTCCTCCAGAGAGTGTATCTGTGCTTGCGGTCTGGAGACCACGTTGCTCCGGTGAACGTTGTGGGTTTATTCATGGCTTCTCCTTAAAAAGATCAAGCGTTCTCTCCAGCTTTGCGAGATTGACTACGGCAACAAGAAAAACTGCTTCACAATACGTGACCTCGAAGTCCAGAAAGTCGCCTCTGGCACCAATGTAGTTAATTGCCACATAAACAAAGAGCGCGTTTATCACGCACATAACCACAGCGTACAGTGAAAACTTTAAGAGCTGTTCTGTATCAACCATTGCATACCTCCTTCTCTATAAATTTCTGTAAACAGTCGATCATTATTTCTTTAAAATCTATGCTGTGTTTCTCTTGGAACTTCACCCAAGAATAGCCGCCCTCTGTGTGGCACTCACGGCAGCATGGTATCGCCGTTAGGTCGCTTCCGCCAGAGCCCCTTGTTTTAGTGTGATGAGGGTCTGATTTTTTACCACAGTTGCAACAAGGGAGCGACCTTATGAAGTCAAGGTATCGTTCGCATTTGAATCGCGTTGGCTTCGGAAACATCGTTCCCCCTAGATTAAGACAGTGAGCAATTAACCTTCAAACCTCTCCTTGAGTATTTCGTATACTTTTCTGGCAATTGTTTCCGGGATGCCTGTTTTATCGAAAGAGACTGTCCCTTGGGTTTCAATCGCAACACAAAGAGGCTCGAAATCTATATGCACTGTCGGTAGCTTCATTGCATTGATATCAACAGTTAGGCGAGACAGGCATTCAACCTTTTCTCCGTTGATTTCGACATAGTTGTTGCCACCGGGTGAATATTTAATATTGATGGTGTCTTGCTCTGGATTCTCTGCGAGTGCGTCTTGCGCTGTTTGCAATTTAGGCTCGCCCATTTCTTTGCCTTCATTCATGCGTTTCTCCTTTAAATAATTAAACCGTTAATATATTTCGGTATCTGGAAACCATCGAGGCATCTCAATAGTCTCCAACCAGTAACTTGAGCCGTTTTTAGCCATAGAATTCTTACACTCAACATCTACAAAACCTACATCGTCAGGCGACACGGAGAATGCAGATATCCGGTCACAGACATCACCAAAGCACGCAAACTGTTTCGCGTATCTGAATATATGCCAAAGCTCGACGAGATCTTCATGGCTGTATGCGTCGCCATCATCAAAAAGAAGATCAAGGCGTTTCTTTGCTTTTTTCATAGTCACCTTTGAGGCTGAAATTATCTTGAGCTTCGCTCGCGTAAAGCTTATGGCATGTGGCCCCGAAACCTGCCTTTATTGAATTGCGCGATCTTAACATGCGGCCACATCTCCTGCATGGAACAGGCTGGTATCTGGCCAGCGCGAGAACCCTGCTTAGCTTTTTACCTACGGGACTGTCGCTGTCGAGAGCTTTAATGGCCACCTCGATGCCATCTCTATAAAAATTGACCTCTGCTCTCAGATTCTCTATGACCGCATCGCTCATACCTTCAGCACTCCGGCCTTGTATAATTTCTTAAGACGCTTTCTTACCTTGTAGAGCAACTTTTCGCCACTAACATCCTTGAACTGCTCCTGCATTTCGCTAGACCCTGCCAATTCGCGAGCCAGCTTGTTGAGCTTGTGAACCTTCGCTGCCTTCATCACATTCCTCCTTTCCGATATCTCTTTATTTTATCCTCAGCCTTACTCACAATCTTATAAACCGTACTGATGTTGCAATTAAAGTCGCGAGCAATCTGGGCCTCGCTGGCCTCTTTGGCCGAAACGAGGAAGAAAAACGCCGACTCTCTTAAAGTCAATATGCCCTCGACCAACAACGGGCCCAATATCCGCCTTAACAGAATCGATCTGCCCTCTTCCGGTAGATCACGTAGAACGCTAGATACTTTAATCTCTAAGATTTCTTCACTAAAATCAAACTCTTTTCCAGAAAATATATCCGTCATCTGTAGTCTCCAATCATGTTATTTCCGGGAATAATTTCTATAAAGTCGCCTGATGCATTCAAAGCTCGGGCCTTAATGTCGGCGAGATCCTCACCTTGACATGCGTAAATGGCCCAAGAAACAGAATACACGCAATCATCTTTAGGCGCCGACTTCTTTCTTTTTTCTGGGGCGCCAAAACTTCTCTTGGATGGATCAAATATAAATACTCCCAGCTCTTCTGTGAAAATGTCATTCCTGTTTGAATACCCCATCCGGGAATCTCCGTTGTCGTCAAGATAATACGGGATAGTTGGAGATTTTAGGTTTCCATCGTTAATTATGTGGCCACTCAAAGTGAAAAGCTCCTCTTGTTTTTTGTATGTGGCTGAGACGAACTCCGACTCGTAGCCTTGATCCTCTAGCCATAAGTGGAAATCTTGAGCCTGGTATTCCTCCGACGTTACCTTGTCGATGTAATCGTACTCCAACTCCCACTCGATAAGTTTATCCTGGAGGAACATTGATTTTGGTGCGTTAGGGATAAAAATATCAAGCAAGAAATAAATCGACAGATTTTCATCGACAATCCCTCTGGCGACACATGAGAGCACAGTTCTGTCGGGCATATTACCTATGAGCTTTGACCGGTCAAGCCCTACACCAATCATCAGTCCGACTCCGAACTTCTTTTGCAGCATATCAAGGTCCTCTCTGGTAGCTGGTATCTTATATAGGCTGTCCATGGTAATTAGGCTGGACTCAATAGCATCGATTCTGTCCGTAATAACCGTGGCTGATATTTCAGCCCTGACAAGGTCGGCTCTCTCCTGCTTTAAATCATCCAGCTCCAGCAAGGCCTCATCGAGTTCTTTGGATTGGCCAAGGACCTCCGTATTGTCAACCTTGACCCCAGCCAGGCCAATTTTCTTGACAGCATTAGGAAAAAACAGGCTTCCAAGTGCATCCTCCCACCTGTTTCTGAAGTACATGGCGTACTCTTGCGGGAGCATCTGCCTCTTAAAGCTATTGAGCTGCTCAGGAGTGGTCTCAGGGTTCCTGATATCGTCTTGTTTGTGATCGAAGTAGAGAAGGGGATCTTCTCCTGAGCAATATGTCTCCCATAGAGAGTAAACAATATGTCCCTTGGTCGCCACAGTAGTATCAACGAGTGTCATGGCGTTGGGCGTCGCTCTCGTAGACGACCAGAAGTCGATAAAAAACTGCCTGTCTTTGAACTTGTGAAGCTCAGTGAAGACAGCACATGTTGTTCCAGGTAGAAGGCCGGAAGATGTAGGTACTGCTTTCATTACGCACACCGGATCACCTGGCCCCCGGAGAAGGGCAATCTCCTTTTCCTTAACGTCAAGCCCTGGAGTCTTTGCTAACTCAGGAGTGTTGTTTATGATTCCCTTGATTAGGTTGTAGTGAATGAAAGAGGCAAGTTCTTTGCTTTCGCTGGCCAAGTTAATGACTTCTCCGAACCGGTTAAAGAAGCGGAAAATGACCATCAAAGCTATCGTAAAAGTTTTACTTTCTCCTCTTTCCCAGCATGCGACGATCAGATTGTACCAATAGTCTCCACTTGGTTTCAGCTTGAAAGCTTCCTTAACAAACTTAATCTGATGATCCCACAACTCTATCGGAACCCAGCGGTTAACGCGAAGGTCTTTTCTTTGAACATTCTTATCTTTAATCCACTGAATAAACCCGTCCCCGTCGAAAGGATAGACCTTGGAGGGCTCATAGTGATACCAGCCGTCCTGATAGTCATCTTCCTTGCCGAGCATTTGCCTGATGAGCTTGTCATCGACGTCATTCTTCGGAACCTCTTTATCCCAGTCACCAGAGAGGAACCTGATAAGCTCGTTTCTTGAGTAGACATAGTTACTAGCCCTACCACCCCCAGCAATCGTTTCGCCAGTTTTCGCTGGAAGTTTGTACCTCTTCAGGCCCCACTTCTTCCATCGGTCATAAAGTTCCGCGTTGGTAATGCCCAAAATCTTCTTGACGTCCTGGCTCAGGAAGAACATCTTCTCTTCAGGAGCCTTCTCTTTGAATAACTTCAGGTACGGCTCTAGCTTTTTCTTGCGCCCGTCTAATGTGACCTGATCGACGTCCTGCTTATTCCGCTTAGCCTTCCTCACGTACGCTTTTCCGGTAGACTTTTTGGCCGCTTTTTTCTTGTGGAAATTCGGATGTTGCTCCGGCGGCGCGTCTGGGATCTGATAGTACGTGTTGTTGGATAATTCAGTCTGGAGTTTCTTGCCCGTTAAGAAGCCTTTTTTTATCCAGTCTCTAACCGTCGAGAGGGGACGGTCATACTTCTTGGCATACGCCTTGGCGCTGATCCACTCCTTATCTTCGATGTTGTTTTTGGTCTGCATGCCTAACTCCCATCCTTAGCGTCTATGTACTCCGCTAAAAACTGCTCTTTAGCACAGAGCATCACCTGCAGGACCACTATATTTACCTCCCCAATTCTTGGGTTGTCTGCATCGAAAAACCTAGTAGCGAGCGAGCTATTTAAGTGGAACCTTGTAAATTTACTATCTTTGTGGCTTTTGATTAATGTCCCAGCCACAGAATTGAATGTAAAGTTTTGCTTGAACGTGGTGTCTAACATTAGGCGCCTCCCCTACCTTATCTGATTTTCAATTTTCGAGAGGAGAGCCTCCAACTCTGGTGACTTCCAACCCTCTCCTGCCGGACCACAATCTTGATGGTTTTGCAAAGCGTTAACAAGTAATGCCGCCTCACCTTCAGCCAGCACTATCGTAACCTTGGCCACTCCCGACTCGTCAGCGTCACATCTTCCGCAAGTGTTTGACCAGTCCACATTTGTTTGTCCACATTTCTTACAGTTCCAGCTCATAGCAAGGTCTCAAATATCTCACCGCATGTTTTGCCGGCCAGCTCTTTTTTGTAATCTTCTTGCGCTTTAGGAAGTGGCGCACTCCATAACAAGTCAATTAACTTCTCGGTCAACTCTATCTTCCCGCCCTCTATCCGTTTCGTTACGATGTCGGCGGCCTTCTCTGCTATTATATTTATTTCGCTTTCTGTCATATGCCCTCCGTTAATAATCGCGCCTCATAACCACTCCAATCAAGCAGACGCGTTCCGCGCAGTTTATTTCCTTCCGTTATGCTCACGCAATCCATTCATTTACTTTCTTGATATTCACAAATAGTGCCCGTCCTTTCACCGAGAATAAAAGGTATTTTTGTGAGGTTGTTTTTTTCGCAATACTGCTCCATTTCTTCGTCAAATCTTTTTTGCAACACGGCCATTCTTTCCTTAAATTCCGCAGAATGCACTATCCCTCGTGACACTTCTGCGTTGTAAATCACAAGCTCTTGTGGGTCAAAACGTATAGCCACACGCTGAAATTCGGACTGGCCACACACGTTCTTTAATTTTTCAAGTAATCTTCTCAACATTTCAACCCTCCTTTTCACTACTCAGCCAGCCATTTAGCCAAAACAGTCACAATTCATCAAACTCAGACGACGGAACAAACTTAGGCACTATCCTCTCTGGCACAAAGACTTTTGCTCCTGTAGGCAGTCTTTTCGCTGGCCTGGCAGTAAGCACTGTAGGCTTAAACGTTCCGAATCCTCTGATTTTTACAGTCTCATTGTCCGACAGGCTCTCCCTGATCACATCGAAGATCTGATCCATGAAGCGCCGAACAGTTGTCTGCTTCTCGCCCAGCCTATCGGCAACCTCGAACGCGACGTCTTTTCGATTCATCCCCAACCTCCTGTGGTTGACCCAGTGTTTATATTAAAAACAACATGTGCAGCTTTAGGGGCCTCTCCCTTCACATACTTCTCGACAAGCTTTAAGAGGGCTTCGTGAGTATCAACGTGTTGCTTGGCTACTAACAGCTCTGCCCGCCTCCCGTTTATTAGATTATCAATGGCCATGCGCATAATGTCCAGGCCGTTCTTGTTTTTTAGCTCAAGAACTTCTTTCTGAGCCACCAATGTTTCGTATTGCCCGTTGATTTGTTCGAGGTTCTCGGCGTGCTTATCGAGGGCATGTTTGAGCTGTCTCTCCACCTCGTTGATATAGAGATCAGGCTGGACGTGCTCTTTCAGGAGAACATGTGCCGTTACGCTTGCGGCAAGCTCCGTCATTCTCCTAAATAGATCGTCCGTTTGAGCGAAACCATGCTCGTCGTACATTGCCCGAGACTTAGGATTAGATAAAACCTCGTAGGCTCTCTGGATGTCGAGAAATTCCCGAGTTGTAACGTGGTTGTTCTTGTCGGGATGATATTTAAAAGCTAATTTCCTATGAGCCTTTTTGATTTCTTTAAGTGTAGCTTTTTCCCCAACTCCCAAAATATCGTAATAATCGCTCACTGAAAATCCTCCTCAATCCGTTTTCTACTAAAACCCCTACCCCTTCTATGCGCTATGCCGAGCTTTGCGATCCTATGCCGCAAAATGGTGACCTGTGGTAATATTTAAGTGCTATCTGGCGGGCAACTTCGCAAATGTGACGTCGTAGCGTAGAGATATCTTTGCAATTCATCTCTTCTTTCTATCTGAATTTCATGATCGAAATTATTGATCGGCAGGAATACTTGACATCCTGTGTTAGTTATTCCTCTCACGTAAACCTTTAAAGTGTTTAGTGGGACGTTCTTGAACGGATTGAATATAAATTTCTCAGTCATTACTTTCCCTCTCTTCGATAATTCGTTTTACCTCGGCCCGCTCCTCCCATGTGGCAAGGCTGAAATAAAGGAGCACGATTTTATCAACTTCAGATTTATTAATTTCTTCTTTTCCTTGAGCAGATCGAACTTCTTTGATTATATCTTGGCGGCCAAGGGTTAAGAGTTTATGCACCCACTCTTCTGCGTCGTCGACAGTTATCACCTTACAGACTTCGCCTAGACAAGTGTAATCTCTACAGATGAGCTGCTCTATGACGTCTTCAGATAGCTTGAGCTCGCCTACATACTTATCGTAGAGCCTGATACAGTTCTGTGCATGGCTATACGAGTGGGCCTCGGCGGCACAGAACTCTCTCCAGCTCTGCGCGTATCCCGTCCATAGTTCGTACTTCTTCATCGTGGACAAGATGGCGCCCATTCCGAAAATCCCAGCCCCTACCATGTTTTTCGCATGCCGAAGTTTACCGTAGAGCTCGTGAGCTGGATTCTCTGACTCGGTATTAAGTGTTAGTAAGTTCTTTAGTTCTTCCACAAGTCCACCTTCTTAAGTCCTTTAATTATTGCCGCTTCGTACTTCGCAATACCCTCTTCAGTAAAATTATCTTCGAGGGCCTTCTCGGTCGCTGCGAGATTTTTGGGATATGTCTCTTTGAGTTTAGCGTAGCCGCCAGGGAGCATCCCTTCGCTTATGCGTTTGGTTGTCTGATTGTGGAGGTTGCTTACTGTGTCCATGGCAAATCCTCAATCACTGCCTTTGTTTTACGCACCAACTTCTGCCACCTGGCTTTAAACGTGATAATTGGGAATAAAATGAAATGAGCTGCGTTTCCAAAGCGCCTATGCGACCATTTTGATATGTCGAGACTGTCCATTATTTTTATCCAAATTTCTATCCTACTCATTCCAGTCCTCCTCCCCATTCACGTCTTCCATTGTTCCAAACATTAAGCCTTTGTAGTTGAAATTATCATAATATCTCTCCGACTCAGGATCGAAAAATAATGCGGCCCTGCCTTCCCACCCGCCATCTCGCTGTTTATCGCTGATAAAGAGACAATCTGGCTGAGATTGAACCTCGGCTTCGGACATCCCCTTAACCGTGCCGCCGCTCTCGATTGTCGCCAAATCCGTGGCTTTCTTTTTATTTCTCCAAATAGAGTAAACATTGTCGGCGAGGTCCGTAATGGAAGCTCCACCCCTAACGTCAAGACGACCAACGATGGTTTCTTCGCTTAAGCCTTTCCTGGAATGGGCAACGAGATGAACATGCCCACCGGTCTCGTGAGAAAAATCCATCAGCGTGTCGATAAAATTCTTTTGGCCATTATAGTCATCCTCTGCGATCCCGCACTTCATCAAGCTATCCACCACGAATTGCTTCACTCCGTACCGGTGATAGGCGTATCTGAAAACCTCAACTATCCGGTCAGCCTTGGCAGTTCCAAGAAGATCGAAGATCCAAAACTTCCCATCGTACCACTGGAAGCAGCTAGAGATATCTGCTCGAGGCGGTGTCTTTTTGTTGGAAAGTTGCCTAGTTATCCTACTGAGAGTTTTTCTTGGATGCATCTCGAGAGAGGCTATGCACACCTTCTCTCCCTGGCAGGCCCCAGCAAGCATAACCTGGCCGAGCGTCAAGCTTTTCCCGTGACCCGACCAACCAGTCCAGATTGAAAGCTCCCCAGGTTTAATCTTAATCTTGTCCTTTAGTTTCTTCCACGGGAGCTCAAAGCCTGGAGTGACGCCTCCCGAAGGGTAGAACTCTTCAACTACGGCATCTTCGTACATTGGTGCCGGCTTCAGCTCCTCAGGATCAAGGGTCTGCGCACTATCGAAACATTTGCTAATGACTGACGCAGCAACTCCTTTTTGGAGACATTCATTGGCGTCTTTGTGTGGGAGCTTAACAATGCGGCACCGATGTCTGCCGAGGCGTGTGATAAGCTCTTTGGTTGCGACGTCCCCTTCCCTGTCCATGTCCATGCAGAGGTATATTGTTTCAAACCTTTCGAGATTCTCCCACTCGCACTCAACCCATTGCTGTTTCTTGCCGCCGCCTCCACCAAACGGGACAGATAGCGCTGGGACGCCGTACTGGTACAAAGTCATGCAGTCTATCTCCCCTTCACAGATAGCAACTGTGCGCTCGTCTGAATCAAGGGCTTGCCACCCAAACAGCGACGGGCGACAATTAGCCTCGACCATTGTCTGTTTTTTGCCATCCCTTTTTTTGAGATGGAGATATTTGATACTTAGGAGTTCATCTCTGTCCAGGAACGGGAGAACAATCCAAGGCCCTTTCCATGGGCTCTGTTTCTTCCATCCCTTCCAAGGGCCAATCTCTTCACACTCTTTAACTTTGAATTCTCGGATTGAATCGGCTGTGATCTTCCGCTCCTCCTGGAGATACTTCATGACTGGAGACAGCGGCTGGACTTTTTTAACATTCTTGGGAGCTTCAGGCTTTCTCCACTTCTTGTTTCTCTTGCCCTCGAAGTCGGTCTCGTGTATTCCGAGATAATTCTTGATCTCTCGCAGAGCATCCCCAACAGAAAGGCCTTTCACTTCACACCAAAGCTTAATTAAGTCTCCGCCTTCTCCTGCCGCAAAATCAGCCCAAACGCCAAGCTTGTCCCCAGAGAGGCAAACCTTGAGAGACTTCCCTGGCTCTCCAGCAATAGAGCCAACAGTCCATTCTCTGCCATTAATGTTTCCGTTGGGTAGGAGATGTCTGCACACGGACTCAACTTGGCTGTTCAGTCTTCTATTTATTTCGGATATATCGATCACAGTATCGCTCCGTTGAGGGCCGAATGGGAGGTGTTTACCGATCCTCCATTCCCCGTGTTCATCTTCATAACAAGCATATCGTATTTTTTTCTAAGTGTGCCGGCAGATAAGATATTCGTGGCCCAGCAGAAATTCCCATGGTCAGGCACATTATCTTCCTGACACCACCGGATAACTTTCCCGATCAATTTAGGGTCTCTCTTGTCTATCCTGATCATCGAATCAAACTCCCTAGACCAAGTTTGCAGATTGGGCTCTTTGAAGTTGGAATTATTTTTTCTGATCTCTTTCAGGAGAAATTCTGCGAGCCGGAATTCGACAGAATCCGAGCAGAAGGTTTTACTTCTTTTCTTTACTTTACTTTCCTTTACTTTACTTTGTGCAGAAATGTCTACATTTAAAGAAACAATGTTCACATCGTAGCCATCAATGTCTGCAATTAAGTAATTTTGTGTCATTTCGACATCTTTTCGCCTCTTGGTTGCTTCCAAAAATCTTCGCTGGACCCCATTGGAGGTTAAAACGCTAAAATCCTTAAAAATCTGCCCATGGAAAAACTCCCTTACCACTAATTCATCGACTACATTTTTCACCATTTCAACGTCAATATTTCCACCAGATCGCTTCGCAAATAACAGGCATTCATCTTCTCCCCATTGCAAAAAATATCCATTTCGGTATATCCGGCAAAGCAACTTTACGACAATTAATTCTCCAACAAGACCATACTTTGCAGAAACAAATTCAATCTTCTCATCGTTGAAAAAATCAACATCAAAAGAAAAGTAGTCTAGTCCTGTTTTATGCTTTCTTCTCATAGGTAGTCGCTTTGACTTATAAGTGGTATCTCGAATCGATAAAGGCCACTTCGAATGTTAGCAGACGGTGCAGATGTAGATAGCCGTTCCGGTAACCCGGCACTCGAAATGACCTCTATTGATTTGAAATATTGTTTCATCTGCTTTCCCCTGCTACAGAGTTAAAGGATGGATGTTTCTGATGTGTAGGCAAATCCTACCACCAGAAACATCCGAAGTCAATAATTAATAATTCCAACTGGGTTAGGATGAAAATAATCACCACCAGCCAACATATAGAGATTAATTCATTTAAGGCTTTGGTGTTCTGCATGCGTAAATTCTTCATATCTGCTCAATAGTGATGATTACACATGGAGGAAATCCTGCCCTCTCGTATTCCTTGAAAAGATGAGATTCGACAATCTGCTGATCTCTCGGATAGCAAAAGCCTTCAAGTGCGTCTTCGATTCCCTTAGCAAGGTTGGATACGTCAGGCTTTTTAATGTGATAAATTGTTTTCTTCGGCAGAGACTTGGGGCGTGCCAGCCTGAATGTCATCACCATCTTAAGGGGTCCCTCCAGCAAGACGTTGGCCCCACTTAACATAGCCTGCTCCGCAACCACCTTCTTCCAATCCCTAGATTTGGCAGGGTCGTAAGTCCTAACAAAAGGAAGAGGCTTTCCACCCCTCCCTTTCGATGCAAACCTTGGGCGGCCCTGAGGGACCGGGTTCTGGTGAATCGTGAATGATATGATCTTTTTATCCATCAGCATCTCCTGCATCTATATTTTTAAGAGCCGCCTCTAAAATCATCCTCACTTTTGATGCAGCTTGACACTTAGCTTCCGACAGGTCTTTGCTTTCGAGCACGGCTTGATCAAATAGTCCGCAGCAGGAGGCCAGCCACACGTCGGGTTCATGGTGGATATGTCTATGAACTGTCAGTCTGAATATCCCGAGACGTATCTCGGATTCTACTATCTCTGGGGCCGCGCACACCTTTGATCTGTCTTTCCATTTTGCCATTATTGCTTCTCCTTGAGATCTTTGTCGGCCCTCTCATCAATTGCTTTGCGTAACCAGTCTATGTCGCTATGATGGATATAGATGCCAGCGCCACCGCCGATGTGTCGCCCTTTAATCCGAGTGATCTGCGCTATGAGGTAATCAACTTCATCACCTATAGTTATTCCATTCAGCTCAGCCTTCACATCGACGCGCCTCTCCACTAATTCATGACGAGGTTTAACCATTACGTCATGAACCTTTTGAATCCCAAACTTGATCACGCCATAAACAGAGCCGACTAGCGCAATCTTGTAGGCGAATAAGAGAATTATAGTGACAACTCCGACCCACATTGCGGGACCAGAGATGCCTTTAAGTTCCTGTAATATTTGAATCAATGTGTCCATTTAAGACCTCCCTCCCCTGTCCGTAATTTGATAAAGTTTGAATTCCATTTCCGCCCTGTTATATCGTCGCCTAGTAAAGGTTTAAAAGTCAGTATATGAGTATTGCTATATTGCTTTCTTCTTAAAGAATGGTTTCACTAAGAAAAATCCTAAAACGCCAAGAAGTATTATCAATACAATTGCGATACCTCCCCAAAACGGCATTGTTATGTACCACCAAGACCAGCCTATAACCCCTGTTAACTTTAGCACCACAAATGAAACGCCCAATAAGCCTAGAACCCCAATGCCTGACGAAGAACTACTTGCATCTGCCATAATCTTTCCCTCCAATTCCTTTAAAAATTCGCGCAAAATAACCCCACAATGCAAATTCACCGCTACACAGCTTGCCTAATCGGGTTGTTTCCTTTTCTTTCGGCCTCATTGCCCTCCCACCTTTTTGCCACCAAATGCGGCACTTAATTTCAAACAGTTATGACAGCCTTTTAACAATCTTGCCTACAACATCAACTAGCCTATCGCCGCTTATAAAAACATTGCGTTCAATACACGCCTCAACTGTGTTCATCAATATTGCGGGTAATTGCGTTAAGGGAGCGTTCTTGATTGCCCCTATAATTTCATCATAACAAGCCACTGAAGCAGGGTTGCTAACAGTTTCTTTATTCGAATTGTAGCCTTCTAAAAAAACTTGTGTATTTGAATCATTGTTTGTTTTTTCAGCGTTTTGGCATGTAAAAACGTGTCCTCCGTTTGGCACTCCGCAAATGTCGCATTTTCCCATAATCCGCAACCTCCTTAGTTCATTTGTTAGGTGGCCAATCTCTCTTTCAACTCTCTTACTACATCAATAAACACATGGGCCTGTACCCTGCATTCATGTGCCATTAGATATTCTTTCCGCTCTCCATGCTTATCCGCCATTTCTAGCAGGTTCTTCCATCTCTTTTGCCATAAATTAACAAGGCCTTCTAACCCCAGCCACTAAACATTCCCTCGGCATTTCAGGGTTTCCTTGCAATGCTCCCCATTCACTTTTACAGTCGAGGCACTTATAGGCTCCATCATATTCAGATACTCTTTTGTGGTTTTCAACTTTCAGCATGGTCATTCCCAACTCCTCAGCTCTATTAGTTATTACGCCTTCAACTCCTGAGCCTTTTTATCTCGAGCCCTCTTAAGCTGAACAATTAGCTTGCCGGTTTTTATTTTACCTTGAGCCTCGTCAAATAAAACATCGAGAGCGGGAAGATCTTCAGCAGCCTCTATTTTATCCTTGAAGCCATCAGCGAGAGTTTCTTCGTTGTCAGCGGAAGTCTCCTCTTCGGTGTGCTCGTCGGCAGCAAGCTCTTCACGCTTGACCTTGAAGGCACCCATAACGACTGATGTTTCATTGTTGGATAGTGCCGAGATTTCAGTGCTGTGCTTCGTTAGCCAATTGTCGGCGTGCCTGGAATGAGCGAGTTCGTCAATGGCGGCTAAGAGAGGAGTTACTTTGTCGGCTGCTACGCTACCTTGCTGGGTCTCTTCTCCTTGAGGCTCAGCAGCGGCTTCCTTGCTGACCATTACCTCGACGGTGCGATCAATCTCGGGCACCTCATAGGGGGACTCGACTACGGTTTCTTTAGGGGTGACGTCTTTGGGCGCCTGAGGGATGTCGCGAGCCTCTTCCGCAATAGAGAGGCCCTTGAGAGCGTCAGGAAACACATCACGCAAAGCGAATCCTCTAGCACGCATGCCCAACATCCTCTTGGGGTAGGCAGACCAAGGACCAACCTTAACGAGAAGCTTTGCCTTCTTGGCGTCTTCCAGGCTGAAAGTACGCTTTTCCTCTCCCTGCCCCCTGCGCTTAACTACGCACACAGCAGTCTGGTAGTCGTCGCCAATAGTCTTCTCTCCCTTCTTGTCTAAGTAGTATTCGTGGACATACTCGCACCTCGGATGGATTTTGACCAAGGCAAGAGCCGAGTCTCCGTACAAGCAAGGTCTACCATTAATCACGGCGATATTCTGGAGAGCCTGTAAGGGAGGAAGTCCTATCTCGAGGCCCATCTGTATAGCTACGAGGATATTGCCGGGCTTGCCGATGAAGTCCTTCGGAACCATGTCCGTCTTGCTAATAATTTCGGAAAACTTCATCGCCTCATCTAATGTTTTCGGTACGAGAGAGAAGCTTTCGCCTTCTCCAAGCTTCGCTACTGCCTTATCTTCTTTCATTTTTCACTCCTGGTTAATTATTTTCTGTTCCCTATATCTCAATATCAATCCACTTTACTTCGCCACCAACAACTTCAAGTCGATCAATATTGTCTCCTCCCTCCCAAACACAGGAAGCAATCAGCGTGCCCTTGCTGTCTGCGAACGCCGGCTCAAGCATTTCACGCATAACCGTACCACTACCTTCTCCATAGCACGATATCTCTGCCATGTGGAATGTGTCATCTTCAACAGTTCCACTGAGCTCGGTTCCCATACTCGCGAATGTCACAGCACCGTCATCGTTGTCAATACGCCTTGGATGCCAATCTTGGCGCTCGCTTTTATATAGCGACTTTATCGGAAAGGAGAAGTTTTCCAGTTTTTTCAGTTTAAATGTGTCTATGTTGTGGCTCATTTTGTCCCCTTGGCTTTGTTTTTATATGCGGCCTTTCTCTTCTTGTTGTCGAGCCGTAGGCACTCCTTATGATAAGACCTGTCGCGTGTATTGACATGGATACTGTCGGTCCGAGGGTCACTCCAACCTTTACAGAATTGGCACCTTCTGAAGTTTGGATCACCAGTCGCCCTAAGTGAGTTTGTCCTGCGATGTAGCAGGAGGTGGTAAGATTTATTCTCTGCGATCACAAGGTTGGTGTTGTCGTGATTTTCCTTGTTTCCGTCAACATGATGAACCTCTGCACCTTTCGGCAAAGGGCGTCCTAGCGCTTTTTCGGCAGCGATAATGTGTAAGTGCTTTAGCTTCCCGTTGTGGCAAGTTCCTGGATATCCGCCACAGTTGTCATATTTATCTTTTTTCTTAAAAGGCCTTGCTGCTTCCTCAGCGCTCATTTTGTAATTATTAATCCTTCCCCATAAAGTGCTAGCAGACACTCCGGTTTTCATTGATATCTCTGTGAGTGTCAACTTCTCGCCCTTGAACTGATACTCTTTGCGCTGCGCCGGCATCAGAGCCTCCTCTGGAGAGGCTCCTTTTTTCAGGCGAACATGGAAAGCATGCTTATCGATATCTCCGTAGAGCTTCCAGAGTTTATACCAAGTTATTTCCCCGGTCTTATATTTATCTATTGCCCCTTCCCTCGTCATTTTCTCACCATTTTTTCAGTACATTGATTGAAGTAGGAACAAAAACCAGGCGAACATTTCCAAGATAAAATAGAGGCTGGGAGCCAAATGTCATTCTCGATAATCTTCTGGATCTTACCAACAGTCCGAAGAACTTGCTTGAAGTCGCTCTCGTTTCGTTTTGACTTAATGTCGAAAGTTTTGGCCCCAGATTTCAAGCGGACACCGCCAATCAATCTAACAAATCGGGGCAACCTATTGTCCCTAATGGCTTTTGCCATACTGTAGATTGTTAAGTTTAGGTTGTTGTCAGCAGTTTTTTGATTTGGGCTCCGCTTCATAAATTTAAAATCGAGCACATCCCTACGAGTCATAACGTCAGGTGTTCCCAAAATATCAAACGGAAAGTCTTTGAGGGTTATACGCACTTTTTCTTCCACGCTGAGAGGCTTTATCTTTGGCGATATTTCAAGATGGACCTTCTCCATCGTGTCCATCCCTTCGACTTGGAGGGCGTTGAACGATTTCCTCTTGCCGACCTTACGCTCATCTTTGCTCCACTCAATGTCCGACCTGTATTCTTTCAGCGTGTGGTTAAAAATATCAAGAACAACGTCTAAAGGTTCATCCTTTTTAGTCTTGATCTTCTGACGTAAGTTTACCTCTTCAGCCTTATGCCCACTCAGTCCAAAGGCTATCGATGAGCTAGGTGCCGTCGGTAGCCGTTCAATGTATCTCTTACGGTACTCGACTGGGCACTCACACATTGTAGTAATTTGCGAGCCGGTCAGATATTTCTTATTCCCAGCCACCTCATCGTAGCCATTTAGGTAAGTATCCTTGCTCAATGCAACGCCTCCCTTCTGATAGCTTCCGGTGTAATCGTCTCAAGGTGCTTCATGAATTCCTTGAATGCCGCATCCTTCTTTATGAGTGCCTGAAGCTGCTCGTGATTCTTCTTAACCAAAAGGATAGCATCTCGCTTTTTTCTAACAGCATCAATCGAAAGCGCCATCATGCCAAATAGCCACCAAAACACCATGCCAAGAATACCGGTAATGGCAATCTCACCAACAGTAGAACTGATATCAAACATTGGAATCCTCCTTGCTCATTATGTCTTCAAGCGGAACACCGAATATGGATACTATGTGGTCCCTTATCTTGACGACAAGGTCAAACTTGAAGTCCTTAAGCCTCTTATTATTAACAACGTTGCTCACGGTCATCCTGTGAAGACTGAGGTCTTCGGCTATCTTAATCAATTGCACGCCTCTTCTCATGCAAAGAATCTTAATCTCTGCGGTGTTAAATCGTCCTACTTCAGCAAGCTCATCAGTTGTCATATCTTCTCCGTTTCAAATTAATGCTCAGTAATGAAGTAATTAAAACATATTCAGATAAACCCGTCAAGAAAAAAGTGACATATAATTTCTAAATACCTCACATTGATTTTCCCAATAAATTAATCCTCGACTCTCCGCTCAGCGGATCAAAGGGATGTTTGATTTCCAAAGACCCCCTTACGGACAAGTATAAGGCAAAGATAATCAATCAGGAGAAACATGGCAGAAGAAGAAAACACAGTACCAGAGGTCTTCAGGGACGGCCTTTCACAGAAAGATTGGGACGAGATGACGGAAGGAGACCCATCCTTAAAGCTCTTCGCCTTGTCAAATTGGCAAGATCCGGCATCTAATGTGATCTTTAATGAAGGCCCTCTCGACGAGGTATCCAAGGTTGGCCAGGAAAAGAAAACAGAGAAGCCCGAATTCCGAACCCTCCAAGAAAAAGCATACAATAAATACCGCACCTTCGGCCCAGTCAACGCCAGTATAAACTCGAAGTCTGATTATACGGCAGGGGCAGGCTTTGATATCTATACTCCAATCCACCGTATACATCAATCAATCAAAGATCTTTGGTTTTCACAGAGGAATCAACTCTTCTTCAGAATAACAGGCTGGATCACACGAATGCAGGCCGAAGGAGAGCTATTTCTATTGATCGCCTTCAATGAGGAAGGCAAGGCCACGATCAGAGCTTTGGAGCCAGGCAGGATCGGTAAAGGGAAAGATACCGGTATCATAACCAACCCAGAGGATGCCGGAGAGACTCTTTTTTATGAGTATTATGGAGGCAATGACAAAGAGCTTATCCCTGACATCAATATAGCCTACGCCCCAGACAAAGAGAAGTTGCTCAAGGACCTCGAAAAAGATTCGCTCAAAACTTCCAAGGCCATCAAGAAAAAAGGATCTTTCAATAAGATAGGCGGCTACCGAAGATTTGTTATCCATTGGAAAAACCTTTCCGGCATTTATGAGTACGAGAGGGACACCTCATCCCTAGTGGCAATCCTTGAGGCCATCAATCTTTATTGGAATGCAATCAAATGGCAGCTTGATCACAAAAAAGCAGCAACCTCCTATACTAATGTATTCAAATTCGACTCCACGCCAGCAGGAAAACTTGCCTACCATATTTTCAAAAAAATGTCAGACGACCAGAAAAAGGCTTTCGGCTTGACGGCAGCCATCACTCCGGGTTCAAAGCTTTTTTTGATGCCAGGCCTTGACTATGATGTCAAAGCTCCCCAGATGTCGAAATTGGATGGCGACAACCGGGACCTCCTTAATATTGCGGGCGCGGGTGCGCAATCACCTCAGGACATGTTTCAAGGGGATATGGGCAGGGCAACATATGGCTCAGCCAAAGCATCACGCTCGCCACTGGAAATAGACGTTGAGAATATGCAAAACAAAAATGAGCATTTCATCAAGTACGTCCTTCTGAGGTTTTGCTTCCACGTAGAGAGTATTGTCGGAGATCTCCCCGAAACATTCAAGAAGAAATTCATAGACCATACGAGTGGCAAGCCAGTAGAAATTCTGGAAGATGTGGAGCCATGCGAAATGGTACAGGTGATATCTCCCCACACAAAATTTGAAAGCGAGATGGCTGGTATCGCCTCAGCTTATCTCGGCAACAACCACAAGGGATTTAGCAGTATCGGCGTAAGCAATGCCAGGGCTGCGAAGTCCGCTGGCATTAAAGATTACGACAAAGAAAAGGATTTGAGAATGATCGAGGACGGCACGACAGACCTGACGCCAAAAGAAAGCGAGACAGACTCAATGACAGGCAAACCCCCAGTCAAAAAAGAAGAAGGTCAAGAGGAGTAATAATGAAAAAAGACTACAAAGACCCCCTGGTGACCAACATTGGCACGCAATACTACAAGCACGTAATCGGTGATCTTACTAAGAGCTCATGGGCTATCATCCCGAATTGGCTTGATCAAATACATGGGATTGTAGGCCGCAAAATACATGGAATCGATGCCAGCGACGACTTTAAAGGTGACGCGGGATATTCTCACGAAATGTCGCTTACCAACGGGAGCGCTGTCGTTCCGATCAAGGGGCCACTCTTCAAGAAAGCAAATATGATGACCGAGTTCTCCGGTGCTACATCGATGGCGCTGGTGAGCAACGATTTCAGGGCCGCGCTAGCCGACGACAGTGTGAAGCAAATTGTACTCCACATAGATAGCCCCGGAGGGACAATAGATGGAACAAAAGAGCTTGCCGACCTAATATACGAAAGCAGGGGAGGGAAACCTATAATTGCGTATGTCGATGGTATGGCCGCCTCCGCTGCTTATTGGATTGCCAGCGCCGCAGACAAGATCGTTGCTTCTTCTGAGACCGCCATCGTTGGATCTGTTGGCGTAATTACGGCCCATTATGACTACAGCAAGTACTACGAGAATGAAGGTGTTAAAAAGAAGTATATCTATCAGGGGAAGTATAAAGGGATGGGTCGCGAAGCAGAGCCCTTAACGAAGGAAGGAGAGGCGTTAATCCAGGGTGAGATCGACGGGCTGTATAGTATCTTTGTTGAGAGTGTGGCCAAAAATCTTGGCATCTCTGCCGAGAAGGCTCTGGAGATAACAGATGGCTCTAAGATTTTCAATGGCCAGGAGGGCGTTGAGTTAGGCCTTGTCCACGAGATAGCAACGCTTGATAGTGTTCTGAGTATTGAGCATGCGGAAACTCAGGCCGAAAAAGGTAATTGGACACATGGAACTAAAACAAATAAAGAGGAGGAAAGCATGAATCTGAAGGAATTAAAGATCGAATGCCCGGAGCTGGTAGATGCAATTACAGCAGAAGCCCGTGTGGGATATGTGTCTGTCGAAGAAAGCGATGCGAAGTATGAGGTGGTCAAGGTTGAGCTTGACCAGGCCAACGTTAACATTCAAAGCCTCGAAAAGGAAGGAAAGGAGAAGGACAAGAAGGTCTCCCTGATGGAAGCAAGCCAAGATAAGGCCACTGCGAAAACCATCAAAAGTGAGATTCTGGCTGACTCTGACATCCCTGAGAAGTACCATGTGAAAGTTGAGGCCATGGTGAGCCATGAAGGGTTTGTCAAGGACGACGAGGCATTCACGGCAGAGAGCGATTCCGGCAAAGCATTCGCTGCTGCATTCTCCGCAGAAGTGGCAGACTGGGAGAAAACTCTCGACCTTAGTGATGGAGGCCCAGGACTGACCGCATCCAAGACCGACGCCGCGAAAACCGCTACCGCCAAAGAAGACAGCGAGTACGCTAAGAATCTAGTCAGGAGTTCTGGCGCGAAAGTAAGGTCAGAGGCGAAATAAACTAATTAATAAGCAGGAGGCATAAAAAATGAGTGAATATCCTGGGGTTGGATACCCCGCTGCAAATCAGGGTGGATCAGAGGCTATGATCGGACGCCCTGGAAGATCTGTCCCAATCACTATCGACGGAAGTGACGCAAGGTATGGTGTTTCCGCCAGCGATACAGAGATCCAAACTGGCCCACGCCTTTACGCAAGAAAAACAGCTACTCCTTTCGGGGCGCTACCTTTCTTCAGCAATGCGGCAATGACCGACATTACAAACAGTACAAACTTCGTATGTGATGTTCCGGACGCTCTCGCAAGAAGGTTTAAGGTCGGTGACCTTGTCAAATTCTACGATGTATCTGACGGCGCTTTGGACACAGGCGCACTGACAAGTCTCACAATCGATATTGTCAGTGTTGCTGGTGGCGGAACTGCGGGCGCAGGTTTCACGAGGATCACATGCACAGGCGAAGTCTTCACTAACACACCTGCCACCGCCGACCTTCTCGTCTTGGCTGACGGCACAGAGCTTAGCGCTAACGTTGTTGTTGTTGCTGGAGATATCACATTCGATGGAGTTAAAGACTTTGGCTCTAACGGGTTCATTGATGGCGCGTTCAATCAAGATTTGATCGAAAACGCAACTTATTTTGTTGCGGCAGATAATCAGGCCATCAGCCTCATCGAGATGAAGTAAGCTCACAACTAATTTAGGAGGACTTAAAAAATGACAGGTGACGAGTTTTTAAAACTAGGCGAGTCCAGGGCTTTTAGACAGCCGATTATGGACGCAGCTATTAATGAGTTCGAGCCAGCGCCAGATGCATTCCGGCTGACGGACAACTTTCTGCCCTTTAAAGAGGTCGACAAGACAGTACTTCTCGACCTGATCAATAACGGAGCATTCGGGCGTACCAATCCGGTTAATCTTGGCGCCGACCACAAGAGAATTTCCATCCCTGGAAGCTCGTACAAAGAGCACACTTCTGGGCACTGGAGAGAGGCAGTTCAATTTGGAGAGCAGGTTCTTCAAGAGGCTGTTGACCCAGCAGTACCTACTAAGCTATGGGGAGACGGGCTTGCTTCAGCGGCTCTTAACTTCCTCGACCTTAGACTAAACACTCTCATCGAGTATGTGACGTCTAAGATTCTGATCGACGGAACGTTTTCGGAAGCAAGGTATGGCGTAAATTATACCTACGACCCAAAGATCCCCGCCAAGTATTATGTTGACGTGGCAAGCTCGCCTCCATGGTCATCTGGCGGAGTATGGCACACTGTTGGCTCCGCAACTCCTGTTGCCGACATGATCGGAGCTGTGAATTACATGGCCACCAAGCTTGGCCTTGTTGCTGAGACCGCGTTCATGTCCATTAATACGCTTGAGGAATTCTACCTCGCCACGGCGACGCAGACTATGGTGACTAATTCTCCGGCGCTTGTTGAGGGGTCTTCTAACAGAAAAAAGGTCTTTGACACTTTGACTGGCCTCACTATGGAAAAGGACAATAGGATCTACGCAGAGGAGTCCAGGTTCGTCGAGGCTGCTCCAGTCGCAGATACTACTCTCGTAGTGACTGACGCTTCCGAGTTCACCGCCGCAGACGTGATTACCCTGAGAAACACAATTGGAGAAGAAGAGGAGGCTACTATCTCTTCCATTTCCGGCAACACTATCACTGTGTCAGCGGGTATCAGCAAAGCTTATCTGGTGGGCGACAGAGTGACTGTTTACAAGCAGTTCCTTACGGACGGGTACGTTCTAATCAAAGCTGTTCCTAACGACAGGGTTATGGCTAACAACTGGATCTCCACTCCAAGCCTCGTAAAGGCGCAGAGCTGGACTAAGCCTCTCCCTGGTCGATATATTTGGACTCACTTCGACGAGAAAGTTCCCTACACCCTCGAAGTCGGTGCAGGTATTAGTGGTGGGCCAAAGATTACTAGGCCGACATGGATAAGAATCAAGGTCTAATTTAAACAGGTTTAAATCTCGAAAGGGTGAGGCATCTAGCTTCACCCTTTTTTTAAACCAGGGAGATTGCAATGGCGATAAAAGTAAATATGAGAATGCTGAATATTCCACCGAGAACGATACTCGAGGAAGGAGATAAGCATTACGATAGTTTTAAGGCGTGGGCGGACAATAAAGACAAGAGAAATGGCGCCCTTATCTGTGAGGTCGTGTGCGTCAAGGAAGATGATGGGCTGAAAGGCCTTGGTAAGGACGCTCTTGTTGCTCTGATTGCGGAGTTCAACGCAGCGAACCCAGGTTGTATAATTGAATACAAAGGCAACGCCAGCAAGATTGATTTAACTGAACTATTGGAAGCGGCGCAGTCCAGTCTTGAGGAGCCAGCAGAGTAAATGGCAATCGCTTATCTCGACAAAGATGAACTTAAGGCGATAGGCCTGGATAATGGACAGATCTACGACCCTACCTACGTGCGTGACCCTGACGGTGACAAGGCGTATAATTACGCTACGAGGCGGTGTGGATATGAGAATCCCACATCAGTAGCCGATGTCGACTATGTGGTCAAGCAGTATTGGTTGATTGAGATGATGGGACTTTATTTCCTTCACGACCAGTACCGCAGAAACGTATTAAAATTTGACGTTGAAGGCTTAAAGAGAGGGCAGGTAGCCAGGAGCCTTAAGGAGATGATCGATAAAGCCGAGGCGAGTTTTGCCACTGCCAGAGAGGCGAACACTACAGCTCATATTTTTGTGAGTGCAGATGATGTGTTCGGAGTAGTTGTCTATGGAAGTGGGTTGGTGGACGATTCCGTGGGCGAAGACTACAGGGAGGACTAATGAGTGTCAACTCAACGATTGAAGAGATTGGGCAAGCGGTAACTCTTGTAAGGGACACCAACGTCAGCACCTACGCTTATATTAACCCAAAGCTTAAGGCGGCGACCTACGAATATGTGGCATGGTTTAAAACCGATAGCGGGGTAGTCGCGGGAGATCTCGTTCTCGCTTCTATCGCAACCCAGGCAACTAATTTTCTTGTGGCTGGCTTATCTCCAGATGAAAGAGTTGATGAGTTCTTAAAAATAAATGCACGCCTCTTGAGGTGTAACCACACGATCAGCTTGAAGAGCCTGGATAACACATCAAAGAAGTTTGTCGCTGGGACGACAGACATTCCTTGCCTGATAATCGATGGAAGTCTTACCCAGATGTCCGACAGAGGGGTAGTGACTCCCGGGTTTGGAGGTAAGGATCAGACGTATTATCTTTACTGTCAGCCAAGTGGTATCACCAGCAAGACAGTCATAGTGGATGACGGCAACCGTAATCTAAAAATCGCTGGGAGCATTAACCCTTTTTACGCTGAAGGGCTAATCGAGCTTCAGGTCAAACTTGAGGGCTAATGAGCACAGTTAGCTTCAGAATACAGGCTGATTTTAGCGAAGTGGACGCCACCGTAGGCAGGATGATGGAGGCTATGAATCCTGTTGGCCTCAATAAGGTTGGCGCCAATAGGGCGTATAGGCAGGTAAAAGGGAAATACCTCGCACGATTTGCGGCTCAAGTAAACAAAGCGAGTATCTGGCAGCAATGGAAGCAGGGAGCATTCGGAACGTCTAGGCCTCCTGGGATATTTACCGGAAGCACAATAGACTCCATAAGTGCAGAAAGCGATAAAAAAGAAGGGAGAGTATTTCTTGAGGGGATGTGGCCCAAAGGAAACGAATCGCCACCACCACCCACATATGCAGAAAGGGCTGATGGCACTCAGGTCTTAAATTCCTGTGTTCAATGGGGTGAAGGAGCAGAAGTTGAACTATACGGAATATACATTAAGGGTCATGGGTACAGCAAAATATACATAGACCCAGAACCAATGGAGACTAAGTTTTACGGACAGAGAGACTTTTTTACCGGAAGCAAAGGTCGCGAGATTAAATTTATGCACCTCGATGATGAAGATGTAGGTCTAATTCTGGAAGACATCGACAAGGTTTTAACGGCAGCTATCGAAGGCAAAGGGGTTGTCAAGCCGGAAGGCGGAGAGGTAGTGGCTGGTGAAGGCGTAGATAATATACCTATCGCCGAGGCTGAGGCGATGGAGGCCGAGGTAATAATGAGTGATATCGAAGTGAATATAGAAAACCACTTGGCCCCACTGAGAGCTCAGGGCGCATCTAATGCGGCGATAGAAAGACACAGAAAGGAAATCGAAGCCTTTCTTAGGAGTCAAAAATAATGAGCGCAGAAGTCGTTCAAGACGCGATCATAAAGCAGATACGCAATGACGCAGATATTTTTACGGAGTTCGGAAACACTCTAACTGGGAATCTCTCCTTCTTAGATGGGTCAGCCACCGTTACGGGCGCAGGGACAGCGTTCCTGTCGGACCTGATGGGGCGCGACTCCAGAGGTGCGGCAATTGTGAAAGGAGGCGCCATTAGAGCGCAGGGGTCTACAGAGTGGTACAAAGTTGCATCGGTAGAATCAGACACATCTCTTACTCTGGCAAGTAATTTTGGAGAGGCAGACACGGGAGCTGTTACAGGGGAGCATCTGTATGTTCGCAAGGGCATGCCGAGGAATTTTAATTACGTCGAGGATTCAAGGGGGATATTTCTCTATCAGATGCTTGAGAACTGGAGCAGAACACAGATAGGCAGTCAGCAGCAGTTTGCCGTCTATCCATTCATAATATCGATCCTTTATTTTGATAACGACGAAGAAGACTCAGAAACAAGAAAGACACAGTACTCCAAGATAGTTAGGCGGGCGCTCGAGAGAAACCTCGAACTACTAGGAAGCCTTCCCGTCGGAGAGACCATAACCGATCTCGAGCTTCAAGATACAAGGTTTTACTTTAACCCACAGACCGAGGGTGGCTATTATCTCACGATACCACTCGCCGTTAAGCGGAAAGAGCCGATAGGCGACAACTAACTCACGGAGGCATCAATGAAGGAATTTGTAAAAAATGCACTAGAATCCTATCGCAGGGTAGGTGACCTGAATGGCGCCGTGAGGGGGATTTGCCTCAAGCTGCCTGGAGAACGGAACGCAGAAGTTGTCAGGGAAACATTGAAAGACTTTGTCGCTACGGTAGCTGGGAAGAATTACAGTGAGAGACTGGAATCTTGCGCCGAGACAATATTAACAAAATCAAAAGTAAAAACAGCGGCTAAGAAGGCCGATCCAAAATTCAAACAGACAGACCGCAAGGAGGTTTAAGTAATGGCTAACATACTGGAACGTAAAAGCGTATTTGGAGCCAAGAAGGAGTCTACTTTTGGAGTAGATCCGGGCTCATGGGTGCCAGCCGATGGGATTGCCGCAGAAGAGGGCCTGGATGTCCCGTCGTACAATCCCGACATGCAGGAAAGGAATGTTATCGCCAACTCATTCTTTGCAAAGCCGAAGATAAGGGGCGCAGAAACGGATGTTTCAGGCTCGGTTCAATTGGAACTTGCGGGATCGGGGTCTGCGGCTGGCGCTCCCGAGAGTGCCGTTTTGTGGGAATCGGCAATCGGTGCAACTTCAGCATTGACAGGTAATGCTGCGGAGACCGTTGGCGGCTCAACTACAACGGCGCTGGAACTTGACACCGGAGACGTAGCAGCCGACAGCATTGTGGTTGGTGATGTTGTGTTCGTCCAAGATGCCACGAATGGTTTCAGTGTGACGTGGGTTACGGCTATCGCCACCGACCAATTGACAGTATCTCCGGCTCTCGCAATTGCCCCCGGAACCGGCGTGCCAGTACACAGAGCATGCACCAGATACAATCCCCATCTCACAGAGCAAGTCAGTTTCTATACGAAGTTTTGGCAGGGAGATACATTCCTTTTCGAGGTGCCTGGCTGTAAGGTATCTTCACTGACAATAGATTTCACGACTGGTGAAATCATCAAGCCTACGTTTAACTACAATGGCCAAAAAACAGAGGCGGGAGTCGCTGAAACATCGGCTACGGGACTTGGAGGCGCAGCCACGTTTGACGCTCAAGATCCTCTCGTTGCAGTTCTGATGGAATTTGAGATTGGTGGTTCGGTTTATGCTGTATCCAACGCCTCTCTCGAGATTACCAATGAGCATTACAAATCTCTTGCCATCACAACAGATGGCATCACGGACATTTTAAGAACTGGCGGGATGATATCGGGCTCCTTCTCCTTGGAGATGGAAGATCTCGCACCAGAGACAGCATTTAGAGCAGACACAACGGCAGTTTTGAGAATTGCAGCGGCAAGAAGTGTAGTTGGAAATGCCGTTGCTTTCGAGCTACCGGAGATCCGCTACACGGCTGCCCCAAAGACTGTTGATAGCGGAATATACAAATATGATATGAGCTTCGATTGTCAATCGCCAAGCAACGTAGACGCGAATACGATTCGAGTATCATTCTTTTAAGAGAATCATTTCAGCATGCGTAAACCAGGCAAATCATGCTCGGGCGGGGGCTTCCTGGTCCTCCAGCCTTAATTGGAAGGCCCGAGCAATTCAACCAGGAGATCAAAATGAAGATCATCAAATGTTCTACAAAGCCACGCCCATTCACGCCCAAGAACCTAAGAGGCAAAAAAGGCGCTCCGGTATTCACAGTCCAATCCCTAACAAAAGAAGAATGGCTTGGCATCATGGCCGAAGGCGAATCCGGTCTTCCAGTGGATGTACTGGAGAAGGCGGCAGGCAAGGAGGGTAAGGCAGCAGAAGACGCAGTAAGAGAAGCTCTGCTCTCCAGGAGCACCGAAGAGATCATGAAGATGAACCATGGCAATCTCGTGGTGTCCATCAAGATGTGCCAGAAAGGTGTCCTTGGGTGGGAGGATGTCGAAGATGATGATGGGGAATTCAAATTCAGCAAAGAAAACATTGTATTCCTGCCAGAGGAATACATAGAAGAACTTGCGAGCGAGGTGTCTGGCCATCTCACGGGAGAATCGGAAAAAAACTCCGAGAAGGAGTCACCGTCATCGAGTGGCTCCGAGAAAAAGAAACCAAAGCAGGGTGGAACTGTAGAACCTGCCGAGAAAAAAAGTTAGTAGAACTTCGTAATTGCGAAGGGAAATACAAGGCGCCAGCACGGCCAATCAAGGTATTCAATGAGCTCTTCCTGGAATGCCCAATATCGACACTAGATAGAGACGCACTCGCTGTCATAAATTTTATAGAGCTGGCCGAAGGGAGCGGCGATAGCTCCAGCAGGCTTCCGTCGCAGCTTTTAGGTGAGGCGAATTATTATTTCACAGTAAGACAAGTAGTGATGGAAGAGAAGAGCAGATTGCAAGGCTTAAAAGAGGAGAAGGAATAGCCAGTGGCCACCACCAGACTTGAAATAAAAATCTTAGCTGATACCCGACATGCCATGAAGCGAATTCAGGGTTTAGTGAAGGGCATGAAGCGTGAATTTGGGAAGGTTGGCGCGGTAGGCGCTGGTCCTTCTGTAGATGTTGACAGTTTGGTCAATAAGATTATTGCCGCCCAGAAAAAGCTTGGCAACGAGACAACTAAGACTGGCAAAAAAGGCGAGAAGGCAGCTAAAGACTGGAGAGTGGAGTGGGATAAACTAAACGCTTCGCTTAAGGCTGCGTCTGGAAAAGAATCTCGCGTGGGCACGAAAATCATCGCCGACATGAACTCCATGCTGAAAAAGCAGGTATCTGTTGAGGCAAAGAAGAAGGATGTTAGCGCGTCTGAATTAGAAGCCCTCGAAAAGAAGCTTAAAATGACGAGTGAGCTTGAAAGAAAAGACAGCCTTATGCGTGCCAAGGCTGAGGAGCTCAACAAGGCAAGGAAGAAGGGCAACAAGATAGAGGTGGACAGAAATAAACTTCTCGAACAGTCCGCCAACATCATATCAAAAATACAGCGGGTAAGGCTAATACACACCAAGGGCGCGAAGAAGTCGCAAATAGCGTTGCGGCATGAAGCGCTGAAGCACCTTGAGACTTTAGGTCTCACGAACACAGAGCTTAAAAAGATGGTCAAGAGCCTTTCTGAGGCCAGAGAGAAGACCACGAGGTTGGCTAGGGCTCACAGAAGGGAGTCTCCGACATCTGCGTTATCGCCATTAACCGCAGAGGCAAAATTTGCTAAACCTACGGCTGAACAGCAGCTACCAGCCGGAATGCAGGCATTTATACACCCCGAACATAGCAAGGCGATGAATACTGCCCGGCGATTCATGGCGGACTTTAAGAAATATGCTGGCTTTCAACTGAGATGGTTCGCTTCGGCCTCAACCATCTTTGCTGTTTCTGGTGCCATAGCTGCCGCCACACGGAATACCCTTCAGTTCTACCAGGCCCTCAAAGACATACAAGCCATCACCGATAAGACCGAGCAGGAGATCAGGCTGATAGGTGACGCCGCCAAAGTGGTAGCCACTACTACTCCTCTTGCTGCCGCACAAGCCGCAAAGATGGGGCTGAAGCTGGTGCAGGCTGGATTGAGTGCCAGGGCAGCAGCCGAAGCTATGAAAACAGTAGGTGCCGTAACGACAGTTTCCGGGGAAAACATGGAGACTGTTGCTAAGTCGGTCACCACAGCCATGTTCGCTTGGAATCTCGAGGCAAGCAGGGTTCCTGAAATAGGGAATATCCTCGCAGGCGCCCTCAACTTCTCCAGACTCACGGTAGAAGATCTCGGTACGGCATTCAACTACCTCGCATCTACGAGTTCAATCATGGGCAGATCCCTTAAGGAGACTGCCGCCTCACTCGCCGTCCTCTCAAATATGGGCATCAGGGCCAGCACAATCGGTACTGGCTTATCCCAACTAATGACACAGCTCGTTGCCCCAACGGAAAAGTTTAAGACAGAGCTAAGGCGCGTCAATTTGAGCGCCAACGAAGTCAATCCCACAATGAACAAGATGTCAGAAATCATAGATAAGCTCAGGGAGGCAGGCTTTAGCGCGGCCAAGTCGATGGATATTCTTGGAGTCAGGGCCGGGCGAATCCTTGCAGCCTCAATTGTCGCAACGTCGGCAGAGTTTGAGAAAATGGAGAGACGTATCAGCAAGCAAGGAATGTTGCAAAAGGCTCTCGGTGTTGCAATGGAAGGGCCTATTAATGCCATGAAGCGCATGAAGAATCAACTCGAAATAGGCATTATTCAAATAGGAGATGCGGCAGTGCCCGTCTTGAAGTTGCTTGCCGATGCTCTCGGGTGGGCCATGGGGCGATTTAGAGATATCACGGCTCTTGTGAGTATGGCTTCCGAAGCCTTTGGTGGCCTCGCGGTTGGCCTGACCGCATTCGCAACTACCACATTAGCCCTCGTAGCGTCGCATCTCGTTAAGACTGGGACCGCCATAAAGAGCGTGACCAGCGCTACAGTCCTGCTTAATGGAGCCATTAGTGTTCTTAGCAAGCATCCTTTGATTTTGGTAACCGGGGCTCTTGTCGCGGGGCTCTCTCTTCTTGGCGCTGCATTTACCAGATCAAAAGAGAAAGCCGACGAGCTCGCACTTGCTCACGATGAGCTTAGTGTCTCCAAGGAAAGGGCAAGGAGGGAAGCTGAGAGATTTAGGCAAGAAGAGATGCTTCTCGAAAGGGGCTTTGTAAGTCTCAAGGAGTCATGGGAAGGCCTGGCAAAAATAAGCGGTTCTCTCCCATTCGCAAGCGCAATAGCTGCCACGTCAATGGAAATAAGTTCAGCAGCAAGGAAAACAGATCAACTCACAGAGTCAATAAATGAACTGAAGATAGCCTCTCAAGTATCGATCCCAACCTTCACCGGCATTAGTGGAATTCTTGACTACTGGGTTGGCTCAGCCGAGAAAGCGGGGAAAGCGGTTACCGAGACCGGAGGCATTCTCAGTAAGATCGGCAAGTTCTTAACCGACGACTTCAATGAATCATCTGTCACTCAATGGATAAAAGGTTTTACCGGGATCACGGAAGCCAATGAAGCCTTAGCGAAATCAGCCGAAAATACACGCAAAACACTCGCAAACTTAAATGAGCAATTGGAGCGTAACGTTTCTGAAGGTCTCAAGAAAACCATGGAGCGCGTAAGGAAGCTACTCGTGATATCTCCAGATGAGATAGGCTTCCAATTCCTCGAAAAATGGGTAGAGGAAAAACAAAGAAATCCACTTGAACGCCTTAGGATGTTTCATGACGAAGTGATTTCGAAAATCACAACAGCACAAGGAGCGCTTCGTCGGCAGATGGAGGTCACAGAAGCGCAAATCAAGAAGGGCCTTGGTAGGAAAGAGGCCGCCGAAGCGCATCAAGCGTTGGCAAAACTTACCGCAGAATACGATATTCTTGGGACAAATCTTAGACGAGTCACGAATGAGTTCGATCTCAACTGGGATAAACTTATCAATAAGACGAAGAGTCACGAGAAAGGACTCGTATCGACGGAGAAAAGGCTAATAAGCATAAGGGCTGAGCTTGAGAAATTAAGAGAGATCGACCCTCTTAGAGATGTCGCTATTAGCACTAGAAGCAATACCGATAAAACCAGAGAAAGCATAGCCGCCACTACCAAGGAACTCGAGAAGCTGCAAGAAGAATACGCAAAAGCGTTTGCCGTCTCGAACCCCCTAACTAAAGGTCAGAAGGAACTATTTGACAGGCTCTCAGAGGCAACCCGGAGATCGATTAAGGCCCTAAAGGATAAAGGTGAAGCCTTAAGGGAAATCCTTGGGCTCCAAGCCAAGATTGGCGAGGAAAGAGAGGAACAACTTAGGGAGACCCAGGCTCTAGCACGAGACAAACTTAAGGCAGGTAAAGCTCTCCGTCTCATCGGGTTGCAGGAAATAGCGCTCTCCACCAAAAGAAATGCTGGAATGATGAGCGCCTCTGCATTCGAGAGACAATCCCTTGAGCTTGAAAAGCTAAAACTGAAAGAGAAGCTAAAAATACTTACAGCAGAAAAAGAAAGCAAGTACATAGGTGACCTGCAAAGAGAACAGAAGCAAGACGAAATAGATGCCCTCAATCAACAACTGTCCGCGCTGGATAGGATAGTTACAAAGAGCAGAGAGCTTACTGGCATAGAAAAGGCAAAGCTTGGGTTGTTAATTAGTCAGGCCAACGCCCTAGCTCAGGCCGCAGATACCAGCATTATGAGCATTAATGCCCAGCGAGAAACTTACGAGACGTCACTAGCAAGTGCTGCCGTTAATTATCGCAATGCCGTAGAAGAGTACCGAACAGCATCGTGGGATCAACGTGAAGGAGCAAGACTACAAATGGAGGCCGCCAAGTATTCACTGGAACAGGCCGAGCATCAAAATGCAGTAGCCAGGAAGATCCAGAAATATCAAGACGTTCAGCGCGGTCTCGGCGTTAGCATGAGTGCGTTCGAGCAATACGCACAAGAGGCGGAGCAGAATCCATATCAGGCTGAATATGATGCCAAGAAGGCGCATTACGAGGCCATGCAAAACTTGCAAATAACAAGCATGCAGGAAGCCGCAGACCAAGAACGGGCTATGCTGGAAATGAATCTTGCCAACGAGAAGGCGACGAATTATATGAAGGTGGCTGGTGCGAAAGCCACCTTCTCTGCCCTTGCCGGGGCGGCCCAAGCCTTTTATGCTCTAAGTGAAGGCAAAAGTAAGTCTTTCTTCAAGTTATATAAACTAGCCTCTATAGCGGAGGCTACCATATCAACATTCAAAACTGCCCAGTATGCCGATGAGTGGGGGACAAGGACAGGCTCACCTATCCTCGGCAAGGTATGGGCTGCGGCAGCAATAGTGACAGGCATGGCGAGAGTAGCTGCCATCCAAGCAATGCAACCAGGAATGGGGGCGGCAGGGGGTGGTGGAGGGGGAGGAGGCGGTGGTGGGTCGAGCGGCTACAAGTATTTTGAGTACGAGTCCAGCAAGTATGGGACAGGCTGGAGAGCTGGAGAGGGACAAGGTCCCTCCAATTACAATATTATTATCAACGCTGTGGATGCAAAGAGCTTTAAGGCTTTGGTTGATGAAAACCCAGAGGCTATTACAGGAGTAGTAACTCGCGATATTAAGGATGGTGGCGAGACCAAGGACGCAATTAACGAATATGCATAATATAGGCAGGTATGGCATTTACGAATGATTGGGATAGCGATGTTGGCCTTACGCCAGAACACGTTTTCACCACGGAAATAAAGTTCAAAACACTTGTTTCGAGAGGTGAGTCAGGCAAACAGCGGCGACGTTCTAAGGCATCAGGGCCTCAGACTTGGAGTTTGAAGTTTGGCGTGTTGGTCGCTTCAGACGCAGACCTTATATGGCAATTTTATCAGGACTGCAATGGTGCGTATGACACCTTTGCCTGGATTAATCCGGTAGATAGTGTTGCCCATACTGTCAGGTTTAAATCTGACACTCTCTCTAGGGACTATTTCCAATATAACTTTTATAGGCTCTCCTTTGAGTTTGAAGAAATCATATGAGACTTTTATCGACTAATATAAAATTAGAGACCGTGAAGCTTGGCGTTATTCCGCGATCCCTGTATTACCTGGAGATATTAGATAAAGCCACCGGAGCCACAAGTGTCATCCGGCATACGAACCACCACTCAGATATTACCTTTCAGGGCGATACATATACCGCCTATGACAGCAACCATGGCAGCATCAAGACATATCTAAAGAACCAAGTTGACAATTGCTCCATCACTATTGACAACGTAGACAAGGTAATGTCGGCAAATTTTGCTTACAATGAATTTGCCGGCCAGAAGGCGGAAGTCTATAAAGTATTCCTTGATTCTACCGGCACCATTATCGATGGATATACTGCATGGGCTGCGTCAGCGGTTAAGTCTATCGATGATATTGTTGAGCCGACAACACCCAACGGGCTCAGCTATACATGTACAGCAGCAGGCACAACGAGCGGATCGGAACCGACATGGCCCACAACAATCGGCGGAACTGTTGTGGATGGCGGCGTTACATGGGAATGTACCGGCACTAATGATGACAGAATCATTCAGTTCACTGGTTTCATGGACAGGCCAAAAATCACCGAAAGACAGGTTAATCCTCACATTGTAAGTGCTTTTGACCGGTCTCAATCATTTGCTCCGTGGCAACGATTTACGGCCAAATGTAATTGGCGCTTTTGCCAAACAGAATGCGGTTATAATTCGGCGGCCGGAGAGCCAAGAGGGGTCGTAGATACTGGCTCTGCCGGAGGGTCGCTGACTGACACGGAGCTTGTCGGCACATCGTCAATGATAGGTGGGACGTGTAAGATATTGTCCGGCGCCAATAAAAACGCGAGCAGGAAAATAGCTACCCACAATACGACAACCGGGCACATCACCTTTGATTCTGATTTCTCAAACTCTATTAGCGCCGGGGATACATACATAGTTGAATGTGATAAATCAAAGAGTACGTGCGAATCATTTAGTAATGAGCCTAACTTTGGTGGATTTGAGGAAACTTATCATTCTACAAGTTGGGTTGTGATAATGAAATAGGAAAGAAGCAATGTTAGTAGCTCCCCCAAATTTTGGACGAATCACCCACACAGTTAAAGGCGATAGATCTATCATCCCTATGGTTTATGGTGTGGGGAGAATAGAGGGCAAACTTGTCGATTCGTATAGGTCTCCTGGAAACGTCAGTAGACAAGACAGAATATACATTGCCTGTTCCGGTGAAACATCCTCCTTCATCTCTTGTCATGTTAATGGCAGAACCGTTGATGTTGGGAATTCTACCGTCTTTTCTCCTTATCTTGGCACCACATCGCAGTCTTTTGCCTTTTCTGACAGCACAACGAAATATTATCGCAGAACATCGGTAGCCGTTATAAGAGGTTCGCTTCTTGAGAGAGAGCCGGCAGTAGGATATCCTGGTATCTGGACACAGGAAAATAAAATGACCAGCGGCTCATTTCTCCAGCCCAGCTTTAATGATGAAGTCTTTTTTGTTGTTAAAGGATTTCTCGTCCAGAAATATTTGGGCGATGGTACGCCAGACGGTTCACCTGTTTGGGATAATAGTCCCCCATGGTGCATCCTTGATTTTCTTCTAAATAGAGCGTCCTCTCCTATGGAGGCAAGTCAGATAGATTTTGCATTTTTTTATGCCGCAGCCCAGGTCTGCACAGCTAATAACTACGAAATGAATCTTGTCCTGGTCGAGCAGAAAAAGGACACAGACATTCTGGAGTTAATGCTCACTACTTGCAGGGGATACATGACTTACTCAGCTGGCAAGGCTCAGTTGAATATTAATACTATCTGGAGCCACCCTGAGCTTGGCGATTCGACGCCAGCGCATTATTTCGACGACGCCTCATCCAGTAAAACGAATGACAATATTGTTGAAGACAGTTTTTCTTACTACCAGAATAGCGTTAACGACACACCAAACAGAATCATTGTCAAATATATCGACCAGGAGATAAGAGAAAATATTGCTCTTATTGTAGGCGCTTTGCCGACAGGCGATACAACCATACCTTATGGCGATCTCCAAGGCTCTTTTGATTCATCTGGCACTATATATATATCGGATGAGGCCATTACATACACTGGCAACACTGGGTCTAGTCTGACTGGATGCTCCGCCAGAAGCAAAATGTATTCTTCGGGTTATCCTATGTTTCAAGGGACGCAGACTTTTCCCGAAATGACAGCTATCTATGATGATTACGATGAGCAAGATAGACGTGTCAGAGTTATCGAAAAAAAAATAGATGGTAGTGCCGTACCAACTTACAAACAGGCCTACGATATTGCTGAATGGTTTGGCCGGGAATCTGTAGAGGGCAATCTTTATGCTTCTCTCAGGGGAATGGTGGATTCTCTCAGCTTGACCGTTGGAGATGTAGTTGCCGTAACGCATGATCTTCCCGGGTGGGTTGATGAAGAGTTTCGGATCATAACGGCATCCGAAAGCGAAGATGAGGAGATCAATTATACGCTCAAGCTATACAACAACGCTTTTTATGTGGGCAACGAATCATTGCCTTCCGTATCCCTAGCGACCACGCTACAAAACCCGTTTGGCGAACAAGATCCGCCGACAGGATTATCATTAAGCTCTGGGACGACTCATCTGCTACAGGGCTCGGATGGCTCAATAATTTCAAGGATTTATGTGTCGTGGACGGCCCCGGCAGATAATTACTACCGCTTAGGATATTTTGTTGAATACAAGAAATCCGCTGACTCGGTGTGGATACGGATACCTCTTATCCCGGAAGGCGATGTTTCCGCATACGTGGTTCCCGTAGAAGATGGGGTCGAGTATGATGTGAGGGTGGGTGCCACTGCAATTAACGACATTACGAGTGACTGGGCCAGCGACAGTCACGCAGTAGTTGGCAAAACAGCCGTTCCGTCAGACGTCACAGGCCTCACTGCCGTCACTAGAGACCGAGGCATATTCTTATCTTGGAATGCCATCAGTGACGCCGACCGAGGAGAGTACGAAATTCGCTACGGGGCGAGTTGGGCTGCCGGCACATTAGTTGACCAAGTAAAAGCAACAACGTATCTTCACGAAATGGCCGTAGCTGGATCATATACATATTATGTGAAGGCGATAGACACTTCCGGCAATTATTCAACGAACGAGGCGAGCAATGGGTTGGTGGTGTCGGCGCCATCCCAGCCGGTAGCTAACTACACGATTAACGGTGGCAATCTCACCCTTAACTGGACAGCGTCTTCCGGAGATTACCCTATAGATCGATACGAGATTCGCTACGGGAGCACGTGGTCTAGCGGTACTTTTGTGGACACGCTGCAGGCGAGAACCTATGAATTAAAAATAGGCTGGTCTGGGCTTAGAAGTTTCATGGTTCGCGCTCACGATGCCGTTGGCAATGAAAGCTCCGAAGGTGGAACCGGAGTGACCATTAATTTGCCAGGGGCGCCAACTATCACCCCTGAAGTGATTGACAACTTCGCGCTTCTAAAGTGGTCACTTGCGCCAGGGACTCTACCTATTCAGCATTACGAGGTCAGGAAGGGCGATGTGTTCTCCTCTGCTGACGTATTGGGAACATTTGGCGGGACATTCGCTACCGTTTTCGAGAGCGCAGCAGGGAATTACAAGTATTGGGTGGTGGGGATAGATACAGCTGACAACTACGGCACAGAGGCCTCTCTGAGCGTGTACATTAATCAGCCCCCCGACTACGTATTGAATACTTCTTGGAATAGTGATTTTTCTGGAACAAAAACGAATGCCTTTATTGAAGATGGCAGGTTGCTCGTTCCTGTGGAAACCGCTGAGTCTTACCAGGATCACTTTATCAATAATAGTTGGGCCAACCCTCAAGATCAGATAGACGCTGGATACCCTCGATACATAATGCCGTCGGAAGCAACCGCCGAATACGAAGAGGTGTTCGATTATGGGACAACTCTTGCCGCGACATTAGTTACTGCCAATGTAACTGAAAATAGTATCACCGGCAGCGTGACGATGGTGGTGACGATATCAACCAGCAACACTTCGAGCACTGGCCCATGGGACGACAACGTCGGCGTCACCCAGGCATATGTGACGAACTTTAGGTGGGTAAAGATAATGTTGGCATTTACTGCCGCAGATGGAGACGACTTAACCTACATAGATGCGCTAAATGTCACACTGGACAGCAAGTTAAAAAACGATGCAGGGAGCGACACGATAACCGTAGCGGCTACAGGTAAAGTCGTCACCTTTAATGTGCCGTTTATTGACGTGACTTCTATTACTGTCACTGCAAACGGGACAATAGCAATGATACCTGTCTATGATTTTACGGACATTCCGAACCCGACAGATTTTACGGCATATTTATTTAATACAAGCGGGACAAAAATAACTGGCGATTTTAGTTGGACGGCCAGAGGATATTAAGGGAGAAATGAGATGGCAGATTGGGACACGCCCGCACTGACGGACACATACACTAATTTTTTAACATACTTAAAAGATCGCGATACCGATCTGGCATTAATGTTTGATGGCACCAGCTCAACAAACGTTCCAACTGATGCGATAGGCTTTAACGCTTCAAATAATCGATTTGAGAAGTACAACGGTGCGTCATGGGACCCATTAACGTTTAACGTGTATGGTAGCGCGGCCTCAGGTGGAGACCTCATATTATATTCCACTTCTCACGCCACGCCAGGGAAAATATATCTAGGAAGTAATTCCTATTACGATGAAGCCAACGACTTATTGTTTCTCACTAACGCGACAAACGATATAGTTTTAAAGCCTAGCAACAAAGAAATTTATTTATCTTCCGGTGATAATGATTCTGAAGAGCTGAGGATGAATTATTCTGGATATAATGGGGGCACAACCCGCTTCAGGGATTTTGGGATCTATGATGGAAAGAATAATAGATTGCTTTTTGTTGATGGGAGCGTTGGCGCTGTAGGCATCGGAACATCCGGCCCTGATGCTAAATTAGACATTCTTTCTACTACAGAACAACTTAGGCTTACCTATACTGATGGCGGTGTTTATAGCAGCTTTACGGTTGATAGTGCTGGTGATCTAACCATTGGCAATTCTGGGTCTGACGTGACGATCACTAATGATTTAATCGTTTCCAGCGGCATTACTCTTACCAACGCACTAATTGCTTCTGGCGGTATCCAGACAGATGGCACCAATACCTTAAAAACTAAAGTTATCGATATTGGCGATTGGAATATGGATGGGTTCACCTCTGCGACAGTGACTCATGGCTTAACTTTAAGCAACATCCTCACGGTAAGCGTAATGATTCGTACTGACACCGGGACAAACCAATACAAGTTAAACAGAGGAGTGGACGCAACAGACGCCAGCCCTCAAGGCTTTGTTGATTGGATTAGCACTACCAATATTCGCTTGTTTAGGTTGACCGGAGGGTTTTTTGATGGTGACGCGCTTTTTGATGCAACAAGTTACAACCGTGGATGGATAACAATAACTTACATAGCTTAACATTTTAAAAATAATAACCAGGGAGAACACAATGAACGTAAAGCTTGGAACAATCAACAACGCAGTACCGGCACTAACGACTCTCAAGCAGGCTCCAATCGCAAGCAAGATGGCAAGGCGGCTAAGACCCTTCATTCGATCAATCGACCAGCACGTTGAGGACATGGCTGACGTCCAGAAGAAGCTATTCGAGCGCCTGGGCGAGAAGGATAGCGAAGGAAGGCTCGCAATAAAAGCTGAGAGTGCCGAGGAATATAAAAGAGAATGGGCTGAGACGCTTCAGGACGTAGTTGAGGTGACAGACCCAGGCGTTACCATGGAAGAGCTCGAGAATGAGCTTGATGCTAAGGATATCGACGTCTCCATAGGTGGTCTGATGACCATCGAGGCGTTGTTTGTGGGAGACGGTAAAGTTTAAAAAGTCGCTTCAAGAGAAGAATGCAGAAATAGAAAAGCTTAAGGTGGAGATTCAAGGTAGGGAGCTACGATAATTATATGGAATTAACAATATCAAATATAAACACATGCCCTGGTGGGGGTCATATTCATTTAACTGTTACAAAAGAATCCGAGGTCTTTAGACTGTAATGACACTAGTGCCTTTTCAGGGAACGGTTCCGTTCCCACCGATTATACCCGTTGATTTTTTACAAATTACAGATATTTTAAAAATTGATGCTGCGAATGAAAAAATTGCTTTCTGTTTTCAGGCGCCTAAGACTGGAGATGTAGCAAAAGTTGGGTTTAGAACAGGCACAGTCCTAACGGGCGCGACTATAGACGTGCGATTAGAAACGATGGACTCAACAAACGGAGATCCGACTGGAACATTGATTAGTGCGAACTCAAACGCTGCTCAGGTAATACAAGATACTGATGATAATACATGGTTTACTCCTGCGCTAACAGCGAATGCAAGCGTCACTCAAGGCGTAGAGTATAATGCCGTATTTGTCAATCCTGGTACCAGCTTCGGAGACATTAACATTGCGACGATAGCTGATGGGCCGTGGTTGCAGGGGTCAGGAGGGCAAGGTTTTCCTTATTCTAATCTTAACACCGGTTCGTGGACTAAACAGATTCGAGGGATTTTACTAGCCCTTGAATATAGTGATGGAAGCTATGAGGAGGTGGTCGGTCTTCCGGTCTCGGCTATTGGTAACAATATTTATAATTCTTCATCAAACCCTAATAATCGGGGTTTGAAATTTAAAACCTCTTTTCCTTTTAGGGCCGCTGGTTTTTGGATTACCGGCTTAGACGTGGACGGTGATTGTGACGTTAAAGTTGTCGAAGGTGGCAGCTCTTTTACAACTCTTTACACAATAGATACTGATATTAGACAAACAAACGGAATCAGATTTCATGTCCACAAATTTTATGAGTTTAAGACCTTTGCGGCAGACACTTATTATAGACTTGTTTTAGTGCCAAAAGGGGGCGGCAACATAAGGCTGTATCATGTAGATGTTGATACCGTGGCAATTATGGACGCAATGACCGGAGGGCAGGATTTTCACTACACAGAAGCAAATAACCCAACAGTAGAAGGGGACTGGACAGACACGACAACGAGACGGCCTACTTTCGGGCTCTTGATTGATCAGTTTGACGATGGAGCCGGTGGCGTAGGGGGTGGGGTAAAAAACCATCCAGGAATGAATGGAGGTATGAACGGATGAAGTTTTCATTTGTAAAAGGGTCGACTTCTTTAATCTTGGTAGTATTTATTCAGGACTCTTCCTCTACGACGGGAGCGGGACTCGGAAGTTTAGACCAAACATCAGGCATGGTAGGTTTTTTTAATAGGATGGGTGGGCTGGGGGTTGCTTTAGCGGTGGATGAGAATGTTGCAACAGAAGGGACATATCAAGCCCCAAGTGCTGTAGGTAAGGTTAGGATAGGTACACCCGCAAACGCGCCAACCGGATATTATGAACTTCACTTTCATAATGATTTATATGCTTCAGGTGCCGATGCTGTGTCTATTGGGCTTGGTGGCGCAACAAATATGGCTGAATTGCCGCTCGAAGTGCAATTGACTGATGCCCCAGCAACAGCTGATTCACTGGCAACGCATGACGGCAAGCTTGATACTGTTGGTGGCATAGTGGCAGATACAACATTTGGCAACGAGGCTATTAATAACAACATATCAGCCTTAATAGCTGCCCCTGGTGTTGGTGCTAGACCGTTTGTGCCAACCACCATAACTGTTGTAACAGGCACAAATCCAAGTGGGACAGCAAGTGATTTAGCAAACGATGATGCGGATGTATACACGTTAGATGATGATGCTGGGATACTAACAGTTGATTTTGATTATCAGCTAGAAAAAGACACAGAGGTTATTCAGTTTATACTGATTGCCGCAGCTCAAGGTGTTACTGATGATCTTGATTTTCAGATATATGATCAGGATGGTTTATCGTTTATTAGTTTCGGCACAATAGATGGGTCTAACTCACTGAATTATGTGACACTTGATAAAATAACAGTTACTCAGTATACAAAAGATGGCCTGCTACAAACAAGAATCACCGGAACAGGGTTATCTAGCGCTACTCTCACAGTAAATGTCGCAGTTGCATATGGTATGTCAACATCAAGATCGGTAGGATATGCAGATGGGGCGTTGTGGCTTAATGGTAATAAGTCAAACACAGGTACTACGCCGTTCTTTGATGGATATGCAGACCATCCCGTATCAGTGTGGGCATCAATACTCGCGTTAAGGACCTCTGTTGGGCTTGATCGAGTAAGAGTAGCGGCTGGGACTGATATTATATTAACGTCAGACTCATCCAGCATGGAGTTAATTGGCGCTGGATATACTGTGGATTTTGACGGTCAAATTATTGATGGACTGCACGTTGTAAGTGGGGAGATATCAGGCGAGGGTATAGCATCGACCAATAAGCCAATCTTTGAATCATGTCCCGTAGGCATAGTGACTTTAGATCCATTTATTATGCGTGACTGTTGGCTGGAAGGAGGTCTTACGGTAAGGAGTACTGGTAATTTTTATTTAAACAATTGTCGGACAAGAACTCCGGGGGCAGCCCAATTTCCGATTGATATGAATGTCGCTATTGGTGGAACAAATATGTCCATCAAGAATGCTTCAGGAGGATACAGTATTACCAATATGGCGGCTGGTGATGTAATGTCAATCGGTGGCCCCGATATGGGTACAGTTACCATAAATGGTACGGGCGGTACTGTAGATATTCGTGGTGCGGGCAAGCCTTATGTAGATGCGTCTGGTGAAAATGTAACAATTATTGATACAGGGTATACCACGAAACAGATAAGCAATCTAAATGACCCAACGGCCGCAGAGATTAGGATAGAGATGGATTCTAATTCTGATGATCTCAATACCCTTATCATGAATGTGGCAACACTATTAAACCGCGTTTCCGCCAATGTAGCACTTGCGAGCATTTGTACTGAGGGAAGATTGGCGGAACTGGATGCAGCAAATTTACCGGCTGTTACGGATGGAATACAGACAGATTTGAGCAATGCAACGGATGGCCTTGGGGCTTTAAAGGATCTTCTTGATTCCATAAGAGCAATCACAGATCAAATGGTCTTCACCGTTGCAAATCAGCTTGATTGCAATGTCATCGACAAGACAGGATTTAGCGTTAGCGCAACTGGTCTTGATTTAGTGTTATTTGATTCTCTATTTGCTTTAGCCATGGCGAGAGCAAATTGGACGGATACATTAACAGCTTATACGGACGGCATGGCCGGGAAGCGACTGAAAGGTTTGAGTGCCGTATATGTAGTTGAGGGTGCTGTAAACGATGCCGGTGCTACTACGACAAGCTTTATCACAACCCTGACGGGTTACGGAACGAACTTCTTTCGTGACACCGAAATAGCAGTAGAACTAGTAGCAGATCAATGGCAACCGCGAGTAGTAAAAGCATATAACACAACAACGGGGCTTATGACTGTAGATGAACCTTTTACATCTGCGCCTGATGATGCATCAAAAATCGCATTGACTATGAGGCATATTCACGCAATATCATCCATAAAATCAGAAATGGATACGGCTTTAAGTGAGTATGGGGGCTCCACTCATTCGGCGGCTGATGTGTGGGCGGTAGCAACAAGAGTATTAACATCTGGCACTAATATAGTTCTCGCTAAAGGTGTTGGAGTCACGGGGTTTAACGACATAGATGGAACATCTGTAACAGTAACTACCAATTCTGATAAAACAGGCTATGCATTGTCCGCAGCAGGAATTGACGCAGTGTTGGATGAAGTAGTGGAAGGAACTCTCACACTAAGGCAAATCCTCAGAATTGGTCTTGCGGTATTAGCTGGCAAGTCAGCAGGAGGGGGCACAGCTACGATCACAATGCAGGACGTTGCTGATAGTAAAGCTAGGGTAACTGCGACAGTTGATATAAATGGAAATAGGACTGCAATTACACTAGATGGTACGTAATGAGTCTTTTAGCTCCAGGATACTGGCCGACAACTTATTGGACCGATTCTTATTGGGCAGAAGATTATTGGCCAGACTACGGTCTCGTATCGGATATCTTTGGGGTAAAAATGACAAACGTGCAGATTGTTCAGTCTACACTTGCTGGCATGACTATATCGCAGGCAAAACTGTCAGGGGTGGCCTTGTTAATCCCCAAGCTAACGGACACAGAAAGCAACTCAGAGATATAAGAGTTCATTGACACGAACCCACCATTAACGACTTAATTTATAGGTGTTACCAATGGCCGAGAACAGAATAGTACTAGACGACATAATCTACGAGGAGACCACTTCTAAGATAACGGCTACATTAAAAGATGAGGATGATGTAGCTGTTCCAGCTTCAAGTCTTACCACTTTAACGTTGACGCTCTTCTCCATCAGTGGAGACGCCTACCCAATTATCAATAGCCGTGAAGGACAGGATGTTAAAAACGACAACAATGTTACCGTTGATGAAGACGGTCTTGTGACATGGAGCGTTCAACCTGAGGACACAGTGATAGAGAACAGCAATCTCAGCACTGAAGACCATCGTGCTGTCTTCGAATGGACATATAACTCCGGAGCAAAAAACGGGAAATACATTATTGACATGACGATTAGAAACCTGCAAAAAACAACATAAACAACCGGAGAGTGCTATGCCTGAAAAGGGTCAGGACCTAATAGATTTTGTTATGGGAGGGGCAGGCCTAACAGTGTTGTTTGCCTACGTCAAAAATACGCTAAATATTCATAAGCGAATAAACAAGATCAAGGAGTCATGCGTGCCAACGAAAGAGTATTATCGCGATCAAGACAAGCAGGAACAAGCGATAAGCGACATGAGAAAAGCTATAGAAGATGGCTTCAGGGAGACAAGGGGCGACATTAAAGGGGTTCACGAGCGAATGGATGATTTCGTTAATAGAAGAGTAAAGAGTAGGGACTGACGGGAGGGGACAACGCTAAATCCTTAGTTGCATTGACTCCGGCAGTAAAATGCGCTACTATTGGAGCAAACGTTAAGGAGGAGCTATTGGACTTACGCGAAGGAGAAATTGTTAAGGATATCCCAGGGTATGAAAATTTATATTGTGTCACAAATTTTGGCAGGATTTGGAGTTATCCATCCAAGTCAAATATAAACAGAAATGGCTTATTTTTAAAGCCTAGCGGTAGAGGTAGGAATAGGAAATATTTAGCTGTAGTCTTAAGGAAAAGCGGATCTGAGAGCAAGTCAGTTCATCGATTGGTCGCAACTGCATTTATTCCCAACCCCACAAACAAGCCTCAAGTTAACCACAAGGATGGCAATACTGGCAACAATTACGTGGCAAACCTTGAGTGGGTAACTGGCTCGGAAAATAAAAAGCATGGATATCGCATTGGCATTACCAAAGTGTCTCAAAAAACAAGAGATACTTCCAGGAAAGTGTGTATTGAAAACAATAAGTTAAAAAGAAAGCTAAGCTACCAAGATGCCATAAATATAAGGCGAGAAAAAGAAGAGCATGGCTCGTCAATTCTCTTTCTGGCTAATAAATACGCAGTTGGCTGTTATGTGATAAGGCGAATTATAAATAAGGAGACCTATTGTGAGCCATAATTTAATAGAACAAATAAAACGACATGAAGGCATGACGCCACACGCCTACAAAGACTCTCTCGGATATCTAACCATAGGCTTCGGCAGATTAATCGATCCCGATCTTGGCGGTGGTATCTCAGAAAGAGAGGCCACCTTAATGCTATTAAATGACATCGAGCGAGCGCAGGCCGACCTCGAAACTTTTTTCCCTATGGCCTTAAGGGTAAGCCTCATTCGCTACGAAGTGCTGGTTAATATGTGCTTTAACATGGGGATCTCTCGACTGAGGAGCTTCAAGAAAATGTGGGCGGCCATTGAAGCCGGTGATTTTGATGCTGCAGCAAAAGAGATGCTTGATTCCCGGTGGGCGAGACAAGTGAAGTCGAGAGCGGATGAATTGGCAGAACAGATGCGAACTGGGGCACCAGAATAGATAAACTTTAATGGAGGGCGACATGGAAACAGCAGAATTGATATCGATAGCGCTGGCTATAGCGCTGGCAGCATCGGAAGGCCTTGGGGGTATTGATCGATTTAAAAATAACACAGTTCTCGGACTTATTGTCAGGATGTTGAAGCAGATTATCTCGAAAGGAAAGAAGGTGATCCCGCTGATTCTTATCGCCATCATCGCGGGCTGCGCCCAACCGGTAGTCATCAAAGATTTGTCGGGAATGACGGAAGTTGAAAAGAAACAAACAATCAGGGAAGCCAAGATCGAGGTATACAAAGAAAAAATAAAAGACGGGAAACTTCTCGTAAGGGCCGCTAAGCATTTTATTAATACGGGAAGACTATCTTCTTCTTACCAAGACGAAGTGGAGACGATTGAGATTATTGTTTTAAAAACGGAAGGCTACTTGAACACTGACAGATTGGACCTTGCCGTTGAGTCGTGGCAGGAAGGTCTTTTATTGATTATGGAGATCGATGAGAAGATTCAAGGGTTTTAACTTAATCGGGCGGAGAGGGATGTGGCAAGCCCTCTCCGCCCACCATTTATCTCTTAATCATCTGGCTATTCCATAAGCATCACCCCCCCCTTTTTTCCTCATGTCCGTAATTTGAATTGATTGTTTAAACCTTTCTAACTATGGCCTGTAAGGTTTCACCTCTATTTCAATAATATTGCTACACGGAATCAGAGTCCGTATAATCCTTGGTTCTAAGGCTTTTCTTGTTTGTAAAGATTTGGCCTTAAACACCGCACCAATGTCTCCAATTTTTCAATTATTATTTCGTCACTGTCACCATCTTCAAGGGTGATATCTGACCCTCCCCCTCCTGGCAAGTCAATTTCTAATATGCTGTCACCATTTGACACTTCTATTAATCTAATTGCATCCATTTGCTTTCCCCCTTTTCTCTTTAATAATCACGCCTTAGAACCACGCAATGCACCGGAAAGGCAATAGCTGGCCTGTTCTAGTCATCGTGTTGCGCCTTCCGATGATCTGTTATATGACCGTTATAAATTTAATTCTAATTGCTTTCCTCTTGCACTTTAGTGCTTCACATGTGGTCTTTCTTATGTGCCCTATAGCTTTTAATAATTGTTCTCCAGGTTCACACTCTATCCCAAAATCATGATTCCCCCACTTAACAACGACCCCTTCTTTAATTACCTCATAATCCGCAAATACTTGATATTGAGACACAGCATCCTCCATATAACCCAATAATTAACGCAGACGGCTAATAGTCTGCTCTGTTTTTAGCCATCGTTTCCTGCCGCTGGTTATCACAACTGTTAATTTACGCACGCAGAACAAATCAGCTCCCCGTCAATAATCTGCCAGCCATTTTCTTGCAATTCATGGACAGCAAACATTGCGATATCGTATGGTTCCTCGCCCTTCTTGATGATTTCTTGATTCTTTCCGCAGCGACCACACCCCTCAGTATAGAATAATCGCTTAATGTGCGGATAAAACTCTTTATGGTGTTGCATGATTTCACCTCCCATTGTCCCACATATTGATTCTGAGCTACTTTTGCGACATGACCGCTGCCTTGGGTGGAGGCAGTGGCGTTTACCGATTGTACCACAATCCTCGTATTATCTTATAGACCGCCCTGGCTTCCTCGATGCTGCGTATCTTGGCAGTATGATATTTCCACCCAATCTTTTCGCTGATCTTAGCATAAAGTACTTTTCTTTCCATCTTCCCGCTCTTCCAGATTGGATCAAGTATTAAGTGTATGTATTGCCTGGCCTCTTTGATTTCAGGTGTAGGAATACAACCTAGAGGGTTAGTGCTGTTAGCCGTCTTGTGATGGCAGCCAACATGATTGCCACAGCTATCGCATTTCCAAAAAGGAAGACTTCTTAGGTCTGGTCGGTGTGGATATGTTTCTGTGCCATTAGTGAGCCTGACATCCACTTTCTTCTCACAGCCACAGCAATATACCGACATAACCATTGCTTAGGCCTTCATATTTCATCAATAAAGCAGTTGCGCTTGTCCATAAGTAGAGACGCTTTTTTCTTGGCCATCTTCGCCTTGATTTTCTTTCTCGCGTCAGCCTTGTTCTTTGCCTTTACCTCAACTTCAACGGCGAAGAACTGGACGTGCCCTATGTAATTCTTCATACCTCACCAACCCTCCCGTAGTCTTTAGCCGGCCTCATCTCTTCATTGATTTCTTCATAAGAATTAGCATGCTCGCATATCTGCTCAGCGTCCTCTTTGGAATAGAGACCAGCCTGCATGACGTCCTCTGTATATCCATGGCGGCATGGCTTCCACCAAGAATCGTGCTCGAAACTCCAGATTAAATACATGTCGTCCTCCCGTCAGCTTATATTTAAAAAGTTGCCCTTGAGTTTCAAGGGCAACTTAAAGATTTGCCGAACTACAGATCTTCCATCAACTTCGTAAGCTCGTCAATGCTCTTACTCTTCAGGTCTTCGCCTTGCTTCTCAGCAATAAGGCTCAAAATATGCTCCTTCTTAGCTTTGTTCTCCACAGCCTTCTCTTTAGTCTCAGCCTCCTCGAGTTTAACCTTAATAACATGCTTGACCAGTTCAAACCTCAGCTCTGAAATCGCGTTGGTATTGCTTTTCTTAGCAATAAAACTTTCCTCTGCGCTCTCTTTTACCTCCCGGCTTAAGGCCTTTGCTAACTCGTTAAGAAATGCCAAAGGCAAGTCCCACAAGTCCTCAATTGATAGCTGGCCACTGGTGGTCTTGAACCTTAATTTTAACCTAATTGCTCTTTCAAACATTTTTCCCTCCTAGAAATTAATTTTTAACGTTCTGGTGAATGCACCCGTCACTTTACAATAAACACTATTCTTCTGAGTTGATGAGAACCCTAAGCCGCTTAACTGATCGTCAGATTCTTCGGCTTTCAACTTAGATCCCAGAACTTCGAACACCTTTCTGTGCTCCCTTAAGTCTTCGTTTAGAAACTCATTAAAGAACCCTCTCGCCCTCTTGTCGTTCTTGCATCCTTCCAAAATAAAGAATAGATGCTTATTTCCAACTGCCCGTCCGTCCCAGTGGTTCGGCGAAGTCATGATCATGGAGACCTTCTGGAATTTTTGGGTTGAAATGCCCCACACCGTCTTAGTAGATTGATTCGAAGGAAGAGATTTTATAAATTCAATCCCTGTTTCCTTGTTGAATTTAATACTGGCGACTTCAACCTTTTCGTTATTCCGCAACCCCTTATTGTAGGAATAAGAATGAATCACGCCATCATACTCTATCTCTGCCGAGAAACCGGTCATTCCCCCGTTATGAGAGTAGTTGTGGACAAGAAACTTATACTCGCCTTCTAGCATCTTGCTCAAACTCGACCATGTGATATTCTCGACTGCGACCTTGTTGCCCGGCTCCACAATGTCCACATCAAGCACTCCAGATGAAGACTGAACCTGTCCTTGTTTGGGATAGTGTATTAAGTTTTTGTTGGGTTCGATGCAGTGGGCATCAAAATCATTTTGATTATTGTCACCGTCGTTCCACTGTATAGAAAAACGTAAAACGCCATCAACTTTACCGCCGGCACTCTTAACACGCTGCTTCATGGAATCGGCAACTTCACCGTTGTAAGCCCATGAATAATTGTTAGGCCATTTAAAGATATGTTTGGCGCCTGGGGCGATAGGAGCTATGAGGCTCATCAAATTGCCAGAATGTCTGTTTTCAAACATAAGCTCAATGCTCTCCGCTTTAGGGAGAATGTCTTTGATGAAGATATCTATCCCAACCGCATCAACCTTTTTAAGCTTGCCAATGTTGTCTGGCATCTCATCTGCCATCTCATCAAAGACATTCTCAAAGGCGCTTATCGCCTTCTTTACCGATCTGTCAGCGAAGAGAACATTGTTGACCGTAATGTCATCAGTAACGGCAAAGCGCCTCTGAAGCGAGTCAGCGATGCCTAGTTCCACGACTTTCTTTTGGGCATTGGCAACCATGCTTTTTGTTATTAAGGCGGTGGGACGTTTGTAATTAGTGGGAGCCACTTTTACCTCGAAGCTTTTAACAGCTTTATCTAGTTCCATTCCTTCCGAAATGTCGGCAAGCAACGAACCTATCACCGTGTTCTTTATTTTGGCCGCCGGGCCAATTAATTTAGACTGTGCCCAGCAATAATTGTCCAGCTGGTCTTTTGGTAGATCGTCATATTCTTTTTTGTACTTAATGAACAGCTCAACGAGCCCCTTGTGCTCCTCCCCTCTGTATATCGATTGCTGTTCTATTAATTCAAGAACAGTGTCGGCAGCCTCAATCGAGATCTCGTCAAGGCTTCGCTTAAACACCTCCTTGTTGCTTCTAATTGCCGAGAGTGAAGTACCGGCATCACTATTAATAAACTTGGGCGGCAACATAAAATGAAAGTGGTCCCACCTCATCGGCGATTTACTGTTGTCTAGCAACTGATGATTGAAGTCAGTGCCAAGATGCTTTTCTCTGTGGAAAAACGAATCAACGACAGTTCGTGACTTCACTAAGGACGAGAGAGCGTCAGCCACAACCTGATAATGCCCTCCAACGTCTATGTCCCATATTGAGACCAGCTTGTTATCGACGATGGAGACGACATTGCCGGCAGCACGAATGAATTGCTTGCAGCACTGGCAATCGTATTCCGACCTCTCTCTGAAGATGGGATTTGTGCCATCGGGGAAGCTCTCGAGGTAAGTTTTCCATAAGAGATCTTTGTCTACACCAACAACAAATAACTCCCCTTTAGCCATTAACTCGAATCGTTCCCGTATAGCCGTTTTGAATCTAATAAAGTCTGACATTTTAAACCTCCTGTAGTTTAATGTTTCAGCATTGCCTAAATTATTTTAAAGTATTAAGGTCGAGAGTGATAAGCTCCATGCTTGTAAGTATATTGTCACGCACCGACTCATCAGTTCTTAGTTCGGCAGGTGTCGTGTCCCCTAGAATTCTCCCAACTTCAACGGCTTGCACCTCTAAGTCGAGATCGCCTGTGATGTTCATTGAGGGAAAATCATAAACAAATTCACGAATATTACTTAAGAGAGTGTCTCGGAAAACTTTAAACTTACCCTTTTCATTCTCACCGCTGAGTCTCTCTACGATATTGCTGACCATTGTTTTAAGTGCTTCCCTCTGTGTCTTTCTGGCCAAGACCTCAAAGCCTGCCATATTGCTCTTAAACTTATGTACCTCTCTTTCATACAGCGCAGGGCTGATAGTGATAAGATGATTCGGCGCATCAAGGATGAAGAAATCCCACGCAAACTCAAATTTGTTGGCTATATCGGAAGGGTAATCGTCAGGGTTGTAGAGATCGCCCAAGTTTTCTTTGGCACTCTCTTTGAGCTCGTCATATCTCTCTATGAATTCGTTGGTCATTTCATAGAAGCGACTTTGGTAATCCTGAAGGGTATTATCAACCCTGCTAATCATGTCGCGCGGGACAAAAATCAGTCCTTTGACTGGGAAGGGTATCGATTTCGTTACAAGCCACGATCTAGCCATTCCTCTCGCATGCTCAATGGCTTTAAGGCTAGATTTCTCAACTAAAAATTTATGTGCGGCAATGAAAGAGGGGTCTGCCCCACTATCCCTACTCACCAAATCCGATGGGATCTTGATCTTCCCTCCCCACACGCTCGATCTGAGATTAATTAAACATCCCTTCGAAAATACATCCACCGCTTCTTTTCCTGACATAACTTCCTCCCTGGTTTAACTTTAATTGTTTTATCCCTCAAGTGCTTCCGCTACTTCGTATGCCGTTAATCGCTCGTCTATCGTAGCGCTTATCCTTTCGATTGAGTTCCTGCGTCCCCTCAGAAAGGTGCTGTCTCGAGATGTGTTTGGGTTGGACTTCCACTCTGGTGCTTGGCGGTAATGGTCTCTTGCGTCAATGCATATTCTCCACATCCATCGTGAAACGTCGTCCAGATGCGAATATTGCCTCCCACAAATAATCTCAACAAACTTAACCTGCTGCCCACTAAGCGTGGAACTCCGCGACGGCTCACGGAAGGAAGCCAGGAAGCCAGCTTTACACTTCATACACACCGCCGAATTATATCCGGAGAGGTCTGTCACGTCGAACTTGGTTCCTGCGCACCAAGGACAAACGATAACGTCGAAGGGACTGAATGTTTCGAAGTTCATCAGTCGGCCTCCTCAAACCACGACGGAACCATAATTTTATCCTGTGCAACACAGGCCTCATCGATAGTATAAGGAGAGACGTATCTGGACTCCAGCGACGTAAGGTGCCCCTTAACGCTGCCATGCCTAAGAACGAAACGACGCATTGCATGATCTCCCGCCCTATCATAAACCGTGCATCCTATTTTTCTTAGGCTATGAGCTGTTAGATCTTCACCTATCGCCTTCGATTTTCTTCTGGCGAGTTTATTTACCGAGGTTCCATACATGCAGCCAAATATTTTTTCATTTGAACCTATTTTATGTTTATTTATGTAGAGTTGGAACTCGCTAATCACGAGCGCTGGTGCCACAGAAAATTCTTCTCGCTTGCCGCTCTTAGGTTCTATTAGTCGGAGGCTTCTTCCAGATATGTCCATTGGTCTCAATTTAAGAAGCTCGCCACTCCGCAGCCCACACAGTAAAGTGCTTACTATCAGCCAGTCTTTATCCGAGTCACACTGATAAAGAAGTGCTCGTATTTTTTCAGGGGGAAGATATTTATTCTCCTTTAACGGTACTCTCTTCTGTCTATCGATGAGTTCCACCGGATTATGCCAAGGCTCAAACCCTCTCTTTCTGGTCTCCTTGATACAAAAATTAAAGAATAGGCTAAGCTGGGCAAGTCTCGCATTTATCGTACTCTTAGCTGAGCCTGCCCAGTTCTCATCAATAAAGCCCTCCAGGTCATAGCTCGTAAGCGTTACGCAGTCTCGATCAGAAAACGATTCTCGCAACTTGTCTAGCAGGGGATATAGATTCCTTGGGCATTTATGGGATTTGTCAATCTTCTTTCGAAATAGAATCAACGCATCGCTTACCGGTAGCGTAGCTTTCGCTACCGTCACTTTCTCGTCGATCACATTGAGCTTCTTCCCAATCTCATTCAGCGCAACCAGCGTAAGCGTTGTCGCATCAATTTGTTTTCTGTCTCTTTCCATAATACTCCTATTAAGATATAACCTCATCAACCAACTGCTCAAATCGATTCCACGCATAATCAAAATCGCGCTCTATCCAGAGAAATACAAACAAAATAAACGGAACCACTGAAGAGAAGATCAGTATGGCAGTTACGAAGTAAAGCATAAAATCTTTCATCTTTCCTCCTTTAATTATCAGTCCAGCCAAGCACAAATCCCAACAAAAAAAATCCTCCGTAAATGATGATGGGAAACATGATAGCCGCACAGAGTATTTTCACCCATTCTTCAGGCTTGTCTATGATTGTCATCATTATGGTCAATATGTAGACATACCAGAACCATACCTGCTTCGACGTCATTCAGTCTCCATATCTTTAGTTTTCGCTCGATTTCTTACGTTCTATGGTTACCACTTTCTCGTTTACGATGATAAGCCTCCAACCTCCAGACAGGTAGTAATTGGCCTCCTTGAACTTATTAGAGATAATCCTCTGCACTTTTCTGGCCTCACTAATCTTAGAGTCGGGCTTGGCTTTTTTGAGTAGCTCCACGATGCACTGTCTAGTCTGCTCGACGTCTGCCGGCGGAGTCATTCCCAAGGCAACTACTCTCTTGTAAAACTGAAAGATGGCATGCTCCGTTATCTCGACGTTCTCGAGAGAGCGACTCTTCTTTTTACGCTTCATAGCCGAGCCTTTGCGTTATCTTCAGGCATGGATAATATCTAATCGAAAGCTCCATTCCGCATTCCTGACATTCCCGTATAATTTCGTCATGATCTTTTTCTGGAACGCCTAGTGGCCCAGAGATCTGTTTCGTTGGGATAAAGCATGTAGGACAGACGATAACATTGCCTTCCAGAAATGCTCCACAACTTTTACTAGCCATCAGTCCTCCTTTTCCGTTGCTTTTCTTACTGCGATTTCCAAGGGATGTTCTTTTCTTTTGGGCGGGAAACTGCCAAGGGCGCTCATCGCCTCGCTGAACAACTTCATGCTTTTAGCGGCATCATGGAAAGCTATCTTACCGGCATGCATAGCTCTTACCATCACCTCCATCCTCTCAGTTTTCTTTTTCACCAACCTCTCCCTCGAGATATTCGATTAGATATTTTGCATACGATACTAAGTATTCGTCACTTTCGAACTTGAATACGTGGTTAGCTCCACGACCCTTGCTTTCCTCGTACTTAGCCTTAAATAGCTCAAGCTTATCTTTGTCGAATGACACTGTCTTCATAGTATCTCCTTATGCGATAAGGGTTTAATTAATATGGAATTTCTAAGTCCGCGAAGCGCAGCAGAAACGAAGCGTGATATTCGATATTCAGTAAACCCTTATTTATTGATCTCGAGCCCGTAAAAGATTGAACGGAGTTAGCTTTTCCGTGCTCGAAGGCTTAGTCCGAGATCACATTATTCTTAGGCTGGCGAAACACCAGCTCAGTTGCTTTGACCATAAGGATTAAATATTAATTAGCCAACACCACGACCGGAGCCACCCACCTTAAGTGCCCCATAACAGATATGACGTAACACATAGCTTCCCTGTGCATGAGCATCACCACTGCCGGCCAGATGCCGTATTCCGTTTGTTTTACAACTAAGCGTCTGCCACGTTTAAACTTCTGAGTTGTTATCATATCGCTTTGTCTCTAATCGAAAATCTACCGTCGTGATTATAGAGAGCCACCCATTTGCCATGATCGCAAGCAATCAGTACGAATAACTTATTAAGCCATCCGTTTACATTTGCATCCGTATCGGGATCGCCGCCAACCGTCAAGTCTTTCGCCTGCACATTTCCCGTTGCGCTCATTCTTGTTTCTGGAGTAACCTTCTTCACCCATTCAACTGCCACTTCGACAGGTATGTCGGCTATGTGAGTAAAGGAATAATCGTTTATGTAACAAGCTGTGGCTCCTATTTCGTATTCCATACTAATGTCTCCTTTGGTTAAGTTTTTCGTTGTCCTTGTCTAATCTAACCCGGCAAACGCTTCCAGCTCCGTATCACTATCTGGCAACGGGCAGCCTTTCAAAATAAACTTCCCGACACCAACGCCAAATAGTAGAATTGCTTTTTGCTTTCCGCTAAGGTCCTTCCACGGCTTGCATCCGCCTGTAAGCGGACACTTGGAACAATCGTCAATCACTATTACTTTCCTTACCTCTGTTACCGATGGCTTCTCCGGTGAGGCACATACCCTGCACGACATACCTTTCGGCCCGTCGTGCCCACAGTCCTTACTTTTCTCCGTCATCTTGGCCTCCCATACTAAACACTTGTGGAACTTTTAAGTAATACAGAAGCACTCCTCGTTGCATCAACCTAAAGCCTCCAGTCTTTTCGTAGTACATCAGACTCTCACAGACAATACCTCCGTCACAGCCCTCCATCTGAGGCTTTATCTTATCATACAGTTCCTTGTCGGTCACATTGCCTCCATTTTGTTGTGTGGCTTTAGGCTTTCAGCCTGTGGGTGAAAACGCATAGTCCATGCCAATATTTCTTCCAGATGTCGAAGCAACATCCATAAGACCCACACATTAAGCTATAGCATGACGCCGTTGTGCGCGCCCTACCCCCGGCTTCATAATCACGACGGCGTCATTATCGAGCCTGGAGCTCGCCAGGCTTTAGCCATCATAAACATTATCCTAAGACAACGAAACGTCGCCCAACACAGACCTATAGCTTATTCTTTCATTAAAGTTCTTATCATTGCTTGTTCGAGTTCGGATTTCTTTTTTATAGTGCGCCTAACTAAGAGTATCGCTTGCCTGAGGTCGCTAGGGTCTAATTCCTTAACAGTTGTCTCTGCTGTAAGCTTCAATCTGAGAGGTGCTCTATAGTCGCGAAATACTCTCGCAAACATATCACACTCCTCCTCAGTGCAAAACGAAAGCAACTTGATCAGCATTCCTCGCCTATCCATCTTCCTCCTTACGGCATGGCTTATTAAACTTTCTGTAGCCCGCAGGCAAGGAGTGCCAAAACGAAAAGAAAAGACTTCAGCCTTCTTCTTTTCGGTGCAGAATTGACGCAGCCTGCGGGCTACAAGGTTAGTCCCAGTTAATATTTCTCTCTCAATGCCGAATCAGCATCGAATATATGACCCATTGCCGTTGGTTTGTAGCTTTGAAGGCACAATGTCGATCGAAAATTTCGGTTGATTTTGTGACAATATCTTTAGCCGTCGGCTTTGGCGGCTATTGGATACCCTTAACCACTGCGACAAGACAGCGAATCACTGCCCTTGTGACCTACAAACCGTCTCAACTTATAGCTTCTGTGCTGCATGATAAATTATGTTTTCGATTTATCTGCACGCCCAGACCTTGCAAGGGCCATTGAATCATGATCAAGGGCCCTTTAGCCCAGTGTAGTTTTTTTCCATGACGACGAATCATCGTCCTTACGACCTATAAGTTTGTAGCTTTGCCCACAGGATAATCGCTACCTGAGTTGAAACCCTTCAATAATGGTAGCGATTGTTCAGGGGGGTAAACTGCTACCCGTGTGCAGCACGGGATTAGTCGGCGGAAGTTCTTCCAACAAGACGGCGATCCACCGTCGCTATTACGACCTACAAACATTATCCTCCAGAAAGTTCTTTTGCTATCATGATTGAACTGATTATATCGATACTACTATGAGTAGTCTTTTGGTTATTACGAACCATCTCCTCGAATGCCATCATACCTTTTGTTTCCAGGGAGTATTTGCCGTGCTTCAACATCTCTTGATGTTTTCTGGCTCTGAGATTTTTTCTGTACTCTCGTTTGAGATTAAGTTTTTCATTTACGCATAAACCTACCACCAACTGTCTCCTTGAACGATGCATTATCTTCGTCTTCTTTTTATTGATCTTTAAATCGTAATCCTTTTTGAGGATTGAAGTGATGACTCCGATTAGCTTGACTATATCGTCTCTGTTGGGGCCGGAAAAAATTAAGTCGTCTGCGTAGCGATTATAAGCCACGCCTTTTGCGTATGCGAGCCAAGCGAACCGCCAGTCAGCCTTAAGGAGGTATGCGTTTGAAAGCAATGGCGATCCGGGAGCCCCTTGTGGCAATCGGCAACCCTTCCCATCGTTAAAATCGTGGAAGTGTTGTCTTAGGTCTTTCTCGAAATTCATGCTATCGCCGCACGTCTTAATAGCATCAGTTGTGCGAGAGTGTTCCATAAAATTCTCAATGGTAATGCTTGGAAAAAAATCTTTGACATCGATACATCCAATCCACTCTTTGCCAACGTGAGCCATTGCGCATAATGCGATACTTTTGTAAGGCTGAAAAGCATATGCAAAGGGAGATATTTTCAATTTCTTCTGTAGCTCGCCGATAGATTCTCTTTGAGCTGCCTTCAGCTCATCGTTCGGGCTTTCGATGGTTCTGGAACCGCCCCGCCTTTTCGGTATCTTCCAAATCTTGTATTCTTTTGACATCTTACCTCCTTTCCTGCGCCTTGGAATTCTCCTTCGCGAGAGCGGTTGTTTTAAGTTTGTCGCTATAAACTTAATGCAACGCCTAGTGCAACGTTTAGAGCCTACTGTTTTTTCAATAAAGTGCCGAATCAGCACTCCGTCTTAGACCGCAGATGCTTTTATTTTTTGACCTAACGACATTTACCTCCTTTCGTCTATGCCAATGGCTATACTTCAGCATAGCCCAGTCCCCGATATATAGTGTATATCGATTGCCTACTAAGCCGCAGGTAGCTTTACTCACAGGCACCGATTCAGTGCCCCAAAGACCATAGACTTTATTGTTCCTACATGAGCGCAATTTTGCCCCACGGGGGCTCGCTATGATTCTCAGTCAGCGTCCACAAAACAGGGTATTCCGGTTCTGGAAAACTATATGAGGCATATCCATCGGTCAAAATTATCAGACAGTTGGGAGTTATGCCTTCCTCGGCAAGCTTGGAGAATATTGGTTCGAAGGCTGTTCCCCCTCCCCCCTTAAATAAAGCCTCGAGATCAGCTTCCTGCCCAGTTGTTATCGTCTGGAAGTTCTGTATCACATAGTCAAAGCTCATCAAGTGGATCACGTAGCTCGGAAAGGCAGCAAGTATGCCTCTGAATTCAGTGTACATTGCGATCTGTTCTTCCCTGCCGACACTTCCACTAAGGTCGAAAGCAATGGCAACCTCTAGCAGTTCTGAGCGTATTGACGGCGATATAATCCCGGAATATAGATATTTACGTGCAGGTCTTCTGAAACTAAAATCGTCCCTCGCCATAGAGCATGTGAATTCGGCGAGGTGCTGCTGCCATGGTATTTTGGCCTCAAGAAACTCATCAATATACCTCTCCAACCCAGCCGGCATTTTACCAGCATCTTTTGCACACGCAGCAGCCTCGGCAACCAGCGCCTTAATCTCTCTTTCTTGCTGAGTACGCTCTTGTTCCGTCAGAGTGCCTTCCCCGGCTTCGTGATGATCAACCATTTTCTCAACTACTTCTTTGGCGAGCTTCATAAGAGGAGAGTCTTCACCATCCTCACTGTCTCCACCTAACATGTTAGCAAGAGATTCCTGATTGTCTTTTGCTTCAGGGTATTTATTGAGAAAATAATCGTATGCCTCCTCAGTGTACATCCCCCTGGCTCCTTCGTCGTAGATAACTCCTTCTGGGAGTGCTGACCTGAATTTGCCTCCGTTAAACATATTCAACACCGCATCGTTAACGACTTGTTCTTGGGCCATGGTCCAGATGATACTCACCTTACCTTCGCCACTTCGCCAGTCGAGGACGTGCTGATACACGAGGTGCATGATTTCGTGGCAGACGGAACCCAGCACTACAGATTGCTTCATTGATGCCACAAGGTCAGGATGATATCTCAACTCCTTTATATTCACCATCATCTTAGGCTGGCCGTTAAGGGGGTTGATGGCTTTCTCGTCCTCAATCCACTTAAGTCTCATGGCGATACTTGCGAGGAAGGGATGGTCTATTATTAACCGGGCCTTCGCTATATCTATTTTGTCTTGCGCTTCACTAAAGGGCATGGCTAGTCTCCAGATGGAAGAATTAAAGATCTGTACTCCTTGGCCCACGATGGGAACTGCCTGCTCCTCTCTACGTCTTTCCTGTATGTCACCATTACGTCTTTCATGGTGAGTACAGCAAACTCTCTCGGAAGAAGTCGTGAGTATTCCAAGAGCCTTTCGATAGCTACTGACAGCTTCAGGCCTTTAGGGAGGTTGCTTAAATAGCCATAAAGGGCTCCACTTAAAACATATAAAGCAGAAGGCTCCTTAGGAACAGCGTCAGTTTTGCCGGCGTAGATTTTGTCTATATCAGGAAGATCCTTATGTAGCTTTCTGTGGGCTGTAAGCTCATAGGCTATACCTTCCCCTAGAAGTCCAACTAAAACGGGAAACAGGACGGCTTCAGTGAGGTTGAGATGTAGAAACCTGGATGCCATAGCGTAGGTTCTTGGTGAAGCAAAGCCTTTGTTGCCGGAATTTCTCTTTCTGTCACTAAAGGTGTTGAATGACTTTTTGGAGAAATTCAAATAGCTTATTATGTCGTGATGGACTCCGTTGGGGAACGCGAAGTCTTCTTTCCACTCTTGAAAGGAGGACTTTATGTTTAAACAGACCATCCTGTCCTGAAAGGTTGACAAGAGATTGAACGCTCCGGCATCGTCTGTAGCCCTATTGCCAGTGGCCACAGGAAGCCAGCCTTCTGGTAACTTATGTACTCCTATCCGCCTCAGGTCAAACATTGACTGCAGGGCCTTCTGTAACGAACCCATGCAGCCAGCGGCCTCATCGATTAACAGAAACCCCTCGGCTCCGTCGACCTCAGCATCAGGAAAGATAGGTGGCCTTGTGAAGAAGGCAGTCTTCTCCTGTAGATTGGGAACTTGTACTCCCCTTACATCGGTAATGTCGAGAGACGACCCTTCTTCTATTTTGCAGCCTACCTTCAGCTCTTTTGCAGCCTGCGAACAACCACTCGTTTTGCCGATCCCAGGCCCTCCTCGTAAAATAACCGGAGTATCGGTCTTGTAGCAGGCCTTCATAATCTCCTTGCTCTCACGCACAGTGACTTCGTATAACTCACTTTTTGACATCTTTTCCTCCTTCGCCCTCTTGGACATTTGATTTTATTGTTGCCATTGCGACGCTTACCTCTAACTGTGAATAGTGTATTTTCGATAGAATCTTCCTACATAACTCCACAAGATCATTTTCTGTGCCAGTGATATATTTTGGCGTGAGCCCACCCGTTAGCGATGGTGGGCATATAGATATAGTCAGATTGTCGTTGAACGAGGTTACGTCTATATTCTTTACAAGGAACCTCTCATGCTTGTCTCCAAAGTAGATGCTCATCGTCCAGCCCTCCTACGCAGCCAACATATTAGCTACTTCTCTTAATTCTACAGCGCCTTCAATTTCCACTCTAGTTGGCATCCTGTATCCCTGTGACTTCAGGTATATTTTGGCCATGGCGAGCGTTGAGTCGCCGCATGATGGACATTCTATCGGGGCACGGCAATCTCTCACTCTATCCCAATGCTCGTCATCCATCATACATACTTCGATGGCAAACTCTTTCTTGTTTTTAGCCCCACGCTTCGCCTCAGTGACCAAGGAGAGATATTCCTCCTCATATGCCCCTGGAGGAACTATCCCTCCGCATTCGGGACACTGGGGGGCTTTATCCATCGGAACAGGGTCAAACTCCCACTCCGTATTCGGCCCATTAGCACCAGATATTACGATAAGGCTATTCTTTAAGTCCTCCAGTCTCTTCTCCAGCTTAACCTTCCGCTTATTCGTTCTCGATTTAAACTTTCTGCATGCGAAAATCTTGCGATCAGTTTCGTGTATCTTGCTCAGCGTCTCTACTGGAATGCAACCCTCTGTCTCAACGTAACGCTTATTTTTCTGATCAAAACCAGGATACCTTAAGTACCCCATAAAGAGAGCAACTTCGTAGTCGTCGCCCTTGTCAAGGTCGCTCCAAAGCTCCTGAACAGTCACGCCAACCCAATCCCAACACATCCAGTTCTCGTTATCAGGATTGCCCTCACTCTCAATATCCTCAGGGCATTCGCTTTGGATGAGCCAATCATAAACTCTTTTCTCGACGGGAATGTTCTGGTACTCATTGAACATCGTAATAGTCTCATCGTCAAAAAGGAGGCCCGATAGCTTGGCTATTTCGTTTATCTGTTCTAATGTCAGCTTCTCCATGAGCCACTCTACGAAATCATAGCGACGATCACCGCCGACGTAGGATTCTTTTAGCTCGTAATCATATTCATCTTGGGCCATGGCATTAAAGACATCGCCTTTCTGGTAATCGCTAAGAGAATCGAAAAGGCTGTCGCCCCAATTTCCGGTGGCGTCGTATAATAGGCCCATGCTAACCCCCTAAAGTCTCCGCGACGTCTATTGCGGTTTGAGCACTCTGTATTTTTGCGTACACCTTAACCCTCCTGAGTTCGGTTATGGCGCCCACATGCAAGCATTTGCGGACCGCAGCGTGAACCGCGTTTTTGATAGTCCATTGATCATGCTGGTTCATTGAGTCCAGCCTCCGGACAGCAGCGGCAAGTATCTTTCTAAAAGCCTTCTTGTCGACAGGCGTAATCAGCTCCATGGTTTTCACGTTGAGCTCAACAGGGTACTGATGTATCATGCCAAGAGTTGACCATTGCGTGTCCATGAAGGAGAGCTCCATATAGTCATGGTCTTTCATGCCGCCAAGGGTGTATAGATGTTGCACTTTAAATCGAGAGATGCCCTCAATTCTTAACACGTCCTTCTCAAGAGAGGCAATCGTTTGTCCTTTGTGAATAAAAATGCTCTTGCCGCCAACTACCAGAACTTCATCATCGCCAGCTTTAACGGCCTCTTGTTTCCAGAATGAACGAAATATGCCGACCTCCCTTTCAGGGAATGCGTCGAGCCAATCGCTCTCGAGTTTGAATCTTTCTTTCGATTTCTTCCATTCTCCGATTAAGCCGTTAAGCTCTCGAACATAATAAGGCAGATTCGACCTTGCCCGAGGAATCTTGCCCATGAGCTCTACTACTTGAGACTGAATATCCGCTGGTATCTCGGCAGGATTACAGTTCGGGGCATACCATATTGTCCCTGAGATAGCCTGTCGCACATGGCTTTTATGTTGGCTGGTCGAAGAGCTATATGAATCTGAGTTATATAAGTATTCACGACCGCCCAGTCTTTTTGCAATTTTAAAGTGATATCCGTAGGAGTAGATGGTGTCGCCTTCTATAAACATATTGCTTCCTTTGCCCCCAGTGGCTCCGGCTGCGAATGCATAAGCTACATCGCTGTTATTCATTGATCCTCCTCGTCCCCATATTCTTCGAACATGGCATCGATAAATTCTCTTACGCTTTCAATAGGCCCCCTACATTGCCTTCCTAACCCGCAAAGAGTATGGATGTCAGTGGTGTTTCTAAGTATATTCAAGTTGTGCTCAAAAACTATTCTGATCTCTCGGTACGTTTCGACTTCCTCTATTCTGCCCTTAATCAGATCCATTGTCGTCTCCCATGAGGCCTTTTAAGTTCTTTATCACGTCGCGGTGCAGACGAATTCGATAGTTACGGTCAAGTACCTCTTCTTCGACAATAGCTCTCAGCCTCGCAAGGATTGTGTGTAGCTTGACATTGCCGAGGACGTCAACTATAAGCCTGTACTGCTCGTGAAAGTCATGGTGGACAACTGACCAGTTACCACCCAGATCTTCGCTGCTCACAACGAAGCAATTATCGCCGAGCCTCTTAATTCTAGGGTTGTCTGAAAGGCTCAGTATTGCGTTGAAGAGATCGCCTTTCGCAGTTTCAACCTCACCCTGTAAGCGTTGCAATCTGCCTGCGATATTCGATTTCTCACTCATATCATCACTCCCGTCTCATGACCTCGGGCCTTAGGTTTGCGATCACCCAGCCACCCTTCCAAGATCTCCTTGATGCCCGGGTCTAAAGTGTACTGCCTGAATCTTCTTTCGGGGTTTGAGCGTACTCCCTTTTTGATCCACGTAGGCACTTGCTCTAAGAGAATGTTGTGCCTCTTACCCAAGATGGCTGCGGCTACAGCCTCGTATTGCAAGCAAATGTCCCTATTGGCGTCACATTTAATTTTATGAGAGACAGACCTTATCAGCTTGCCCAGCGTGATACCCTGATCTTTGTGATTAAGGAGAAGTTTGAGGGCCACCTCCAGTGCCTTAAACTCTACATCGTAAGCTCCCTTACCTACAGCTTTCTCAAGTTCGTGCATTTAATCCTCCTCTGGTAATTCGTTTTCATAGGTATCGTAGACATCACAAGCTTCAAGTATCTCTGGATTTTTGCCTAAAAAGCTAAACCCTCTTAGCCTGGCTACAAGTCCCTGTATTAATTCCTCAGCAGTGACATCGCCTGCGACATGGTCAGTATCTACCGAAAAGGAGACACTAACGGCATGATTGTATTTTTTAACAGGCTTATATTTACTCGCGTCAATCCCTGCCTTCTCCAAGCATGCAATCTGAGCCGCAATGCCTTCGTTGTTTATATTGGTAGCCTTTTTGGAAAAGGCATCATGTACGAGAGCGTCCAGCTCCTCTTGCTTTTGTTCCTTGCTGGGCATATTATCCTCCAATTAGTCTCCAGCGCCAAGCACTGAGAGATATTTACGCATTGCAGTAAAGTCCTCTTCGGGGATTTCCTTGTAGCCCCAATTCTCCGCAGCCAAGGCATCAGAATACCAGACGAACCGCTTTTTATCATCGGCGTATTCTCCGTCGCCTCTGTAGCTCAAGAGAACTGATTCGAATTGCTCATCCTCTTTGCCTTCGTCCATCTCCATCAGGAAATTACTGGTATATTCGTATTCGCCGTTAACTTCAGTGATGTGGCAGAAGTATTTATTTTTCATGAAGCCCCGATTGGCCCTGCGTTTTGCTTGAGCATTTCATCCCACGTCAATACTGGCGGCTCTCTTCTGGAAGGTGGTAATTTAGGGATGAGGCTCTCAAGGTGTTCTTTTACTTCCAGAATGTCATAGCAAGGACTTACATACAGAGCCACTTCAAGAGGCAGCTGTGCGCCTTTATCTCTGAGCCCAAAGGTACTAGTGCAATATCTTCCGCTCTCCTTAGCGACATGTTTAAGGGCACGTTGAGTGCCTATATGAACAACCAACCTTGATAGCATTGTATTATCAGTCTTAATAATTATCTCTTTCTTTATTCCTGGCTTCCTCATTGTCCCTCCTTCTCTCTCAGAATAATTTCTCGAAACATAAGAACTTTTCTGACTGACTCTATCGGAATCGGCCTTAAGTATTCGCGAGCCTCTTGAAACTTGCCTTGTTTTAGAAGCTCTTCAAGGCCAGGGCGAAATGCTTTGTCGATGGCATCACCGGCGGCTTCGTGTTCTCTCCACGCCTTATTGAACCTATTGACGGCGAGTTCCTTCGGGCATTCTGCTCTCATATTTTCACCCCAAGGGCTAAGCGGGCACGTCTAACAAGGTCGCATTGCTCATTTAAGAACTTCAAGTTTTCTATTTTGTCGTCCAGCTTAGTAACGCCTATACGTTCGTCATCCCAGGTAACGAGTTCGCCAATTGGTGTTTTCTCCTCAGCTTCCAACTCCTTGCCGTTGAATAGGCTGGCGGCTGTTAATATCTGCTGAAAATCTTCAACCGTTACGCTAAATACTTTTCTATCTATCACAGCGTTGTCATTATCCGACCTTGTAATTTTTATGATCTCAATTATTTCAGCCATCATCAAGTCCTCCCCGCTCAATAGCTTTATGCATATCTGAAAGAAACGTCCCTATCAACTCACGCAAGAACAGTTTGAGTTTTAAATACCTTAGTTCGCCAGGATATACGTTTTTTATGTGATACTTCTTCCAGAGCTTAATCATCCTCTTAACTTTCTTGTCGTCTGGGAACATCTTCAGGATTTTATCTTGGAGTTGACCGCTCTCCATTATCACGTCATTTCCACGATAAGAAGTGTAAATAGCGGCACTAAAATAGAGATGATATTTGTGCTCTCCCTTATGTGTTTTCAGCACAATCTCGCCAACCTCTGCTTTTCCTGTGTCGCCGGTACAATTATCTCTAAATAAAACAAACACTTATACCTCCTTCGATTTAGCGTTATTTTAATATCCCAAAAAGGGTGCGACTCAGGCACTCTAAAGTTTACCGTTGCAGCCCTCAGTTTATCTTTTTATTCCAGGGGTTGCACCGCCTCATTTTTTATTAACTTTCCGGGCAAATGCGCACGGACTTTTAAGCGATATTTGCGCATGCCGAACTAGGCGTTTATGTTTAATTCGCAGGCCAAAGCCCCTAAGCCTTTCAAGGTGACATTGCTTTGAAGGACGGCATTGTTGTCCGTGCGTCGTATTGTTGTCACTAAATCTCTCGGATCTGCCCTTTTTGGAGTGATAGTTAAGTTAAAATTACCTTGGATACACGTAAAGCCCGCCTGTTTTAATATCTTCACGTGTTCTTGCATTTCTATCTTACGCTTACCCCAATCCATCGTATGTTGCCCTCCTAAAGAACCTTAACTGCCTTGAAGTTAGCAAGAGATGCCTGCCTCTGGATCTTTGTTTGCTGTCGCTTATCGGCCATGATATCGAGCCAGTCACTACCTCTCTTCTCAGTCGCTACAATAGCCTTCCTCTCGCAGAAGTAAGCACAGCTGCTCTCTGGTTTAGTTGTAATACCGATGGAGGTTTTATAGTGACTCTTTCTGACAGCATCCCAATAGTGACAGTGGTAGGTGGTAATCTTTATCGGCCTATCGTCCTCACTGGGCTCAAGCCCTAATGCCTCCGGAGGCATCCAGCGTATCTCTGGAGCTGGGAGACTGCCGCAATTCTTACATAGCTTGTCACTTAAGGGCTTCTCTGCTTGGTGGCTCTTCTCGACAGCTCTAATCATAACTTCAAGAAAGTTAATGTCTTTCATGCTTGAGCTCCCATTAAATCGTTGCGAAGAAGCTAACGGCACGCTTAATTAAGTCAATGGTTTCTATCTTCCTGAAAACAGACCGTTGTGGAACACCACGCCTTAAATGCCAATCGTAGAAGCGTGGATAGTAGGCAGAAAGAGTTTTCCTCTGTTTCTCGTTAAACGAGGCAAGATACTTTTGCTTCGTGATTCCACAAGCCTTAGCCCCACCAACATGCTCCCACATTTCAACAATAATGCTTGTATTTAACGCAATCAACTCCTCGCTGTTCAGCTCTAATACCAGCCTCATGCCCACACCAAGGAATTATTTATGTTTCCAGGGGTTCTGCGGCCCATTTTCCGAGACTTCTTGACCTGCCTATCGGTAAGGCCGTGAAAGCTTAATTCCTGCTTCGACATTGGCTTTGCAGACCCTACCACGCCGAGCAATCCCTGTATACACTTACCGCACATAATCACCACTTCTGCCGTTTCTTTGCATTTACACATTTTCAACCTCCACTGGTGGGTGAGTTCTAACCCAGCCGTCTTTGTTGTGGATTATTTGGCTATTTTCAATAAACAGTATGGGAGGCTTGTTGGTGTGACGAAAGAGCAGCAGCATGACAAAATCGCACTGAGGGTCTACACCTACAGCATACATGGCGTCCTCATGAGTCCATATCTCCCCGACCTCTTTAGGCGCAATCTGTAGCTCACTATAGTAGGGCAGCCAGTCATCTTGAAGTATGGGGCGGGAGGCGATGACTGCACCACAAGGAGCGTTGTCGTTCCGCCTCTGCCATACCAACTCACTGCGCTCCAAAGAGTATTTGACGTACAGCTTCGAGCCTGTCCTGAAGGCCATCCCTGTCTCTTTAAGTGCATCTTGAATATACATGGTAACTCCTTGCCCCTCCGTGAAGAGGGGCTTAATGATTACTTGGACTTCTTCGCTTCCTCTGCCTCTTCATCCTTGATGATCTTAAGTAGAGCGTCCTTGTGGTTGATTAGATCCAGACGGTCGCGGTCATTGTCTCCGAACTGCTCCCCGAACCTTTTAGCCACCTTCTTTGCGTCCTGTGAATCGGGGAATACCTCCAAGATATTATCACTTATTTCCATTGTCCTTTCCTCCTTGATTGTTTGATTATTTGCTGACTGGATACTCCTACTTTGATAGTCATAGCTGCCGCCGTTAGGCCATGACACACCATACCACCCTCTTTCGTTGGCATCTCTCACGACCTTACCAATATTGCCTTCCCCGCCGTCTTGGTTGATATATTCCCAACCGGGCACTCTTACTACTTTGTCACCTACTTTGAACTCTCTGAACTTCACTGTACCTCCTTTTGACTTGACTAATTTAAACCAACTTAACTCCCATTTGTTGCCAGGGTAATCCCCTTCAGCGACTTGTATGCGACCTCCTGCCATACTGGACACGGTATAGATTCTCCCAATCTCTAAGAACTGCGAATCCTCTTTGTTGACACACTTTATCCTATCACCTACCTCAAACTTACCGTCTTTCACTGCTTATCACCTCCTTTATTTTTATGGCAATTAGATTCAACTCTATTAACGAGAGATTGCATTGATCTTGCCATCTCGGTTAACGCTATTCTGCATTTTAGGCATGCGTAAATAACTCAGCGTTTGTAGGACTTTGCAAACCTGTCATATAGCACGACATTCACAGCGGCGGCAAGATTCATAGATCCTTGCGTGGGAACATAAACTATATCTCTACACCAGCCAGTTATGCGTTCACCAAGAGTATTATCTTCAGCCCCAAAAATATAGAATGCTCTCTCAGGGTGCTTGTATTCTGGCAGGGGGATTGCCCCCTCAATCAAGTCTACGGCCACAGGAACGCAGTCATAGGCTACTAAATCTTTCAGGTCTTTCGGGGTCCATAACGGTAAGTGCCTATAGTGCTTCATAGTATCTGTCGAGGCTTTCTTATACCTCTTTCCTGTCGTTGCCACAAATGCAGCTCCGTAAATACCGGCTGCCCTTAACGTGCTGCCCACATTAATTGCATTCTTTGGATTATCTAGGCCAATACCGCAGTAGCCTCTCATAACGACTGCATTAAAGCCATAGAGATAGACTCTTTGACTGTATATCCAAGGCCGATAGTAAACCAGAACATAGTAAGCCTTTTTACGTTATCCGGCAGATCCCGCCACGGTATTTTATTACCTTTCTCATCAACAACGACAATCTCTTTATCTTCAACAGTCTGTTCAGCAATAGACATAATATTCTCCTAGTAATATTTAATTGCTTCCAGTGCTTCGCTTTTAGTTATTAAGCCGTCCGCCACCTGCTGCAAACGATCCCTACTTAAAACAAGTATATCTTCCAAGCTCTCCCGTTTAATCTTACGTTGTCGCCTCATTACGGCTCGATCTTCGATAGCTTGACTTAGTTTCCTTACAATGCTTCTGCCCACAGTCCGTGCTTCTGGTGACACAGGAAAGTCACATAATCGATAAGGTGGTTTCCATTCTTCTTCGTTGGGTTGAGACATATAACGTCCTCATGAAATTATATTTATATTCCAGGGGTTCTGACGCTTCATTTCTGCCTATTTGAGTCCTCTAAGCCAGGAAACATCTGTTTATGCAGCTTCAACCCACTTCACACATCTTTCCAGCTTTGCCTTCTCGTCTTGATATTCTGCCAAAATATCCCCACATTTTCGCCCAGATTGTCCATACTCTCCGTCTAGCTCTTCTTCTTTCATAATAAGTATCCTCTCAAAAATTAAAATATCCCAGCGGTTTCGGCGTCCCATTTAGTCATAGACTGCTTTTTAATAAGCGTACCATGTGTGAAGAAATAAAAAAAGACGGTCAACCCTTTTACAGGTCAACCGCCTATTGATTACAGCTTAAAGCTGAAAGCGCTATTAACATCCGCATCACGTTCGGCTTTTTGAGCGTCGGCCATTTTCTTTGTTTTTAGGCTGCCAGCCGCCACAACATCGGGGTGAGTTGCTTGCCAAGTAAAGCCCCTATAAACAAGCTCAAAGCTACCTTTGGCGTGAAAGTGGTCTGTTACCTCTCTAACATTCTCCTTGCCCTTAAACCCGATGCCTACAAGGGCTTTGTTCATATCAGCAATGGCAATGCCGCATGATATCTGATCGTTCTTGAATTTGTCCTTGTACGTTCTTAACTTCTGGTCGAGTGTTAGCTTAACTAGTGCATCTTCAAGACCGTCATATTGAGCCTTTGACAATTCTACACCACCCAGCTTGATAGTCTCGTTGACTTCGCTTGTTTGTGGCTCTGTAGGGTTCTTTTTGGCTTTCTTCATGACATTGTACTCCTTGCCTTATATGGCATAGTTAATTAAAAGGTTTATTCCGCATGCCTAATCAAGGCTTTATGATCTTTTTACCTCCCTAACATAATTAGTTTTCTTGTCGTCTATGAGCTTATCGCCCATACAACCGTGGTTCTTCTCACAGTTTACGCAATGGCACTTCTTATCCTTACTACGCTTAGGCATTGCTATCGCAAGCCCTGCTACCTCTACAATTTGCTGACTCATAATCCCTCCTGTTTAATAAGTGTAATTAAAAGCTATCCCTGGCACACCATACCCTGACTGCCAGAATTGCATAGACCATGATAGCTTAGGGTCGTTGATGTGCATGAAGTCTGATATTATGCCGGACGTAAGACCAACTACTACAGGCCACTTTGACCCGCTATGCTCTGATATTAGCTCAATATCGCCTACTTTTAAACCAGCGAACAACTCATTGATTCCTAACAAATAGCCTATAGAGTACACGACATTGGCTTTGTGCATCTCTCTTGCAAGTACAGTATTGTCAAAGTGTCTAACGAACTCCGATTGCATCCTAAAGCCAGCACCGTGTATCAGCAACCGCTTGCCATGCTCTTCTGTATGCCATACCTCATCAAAGCTTTTAACGTTTATGGAAACGTTAACGTCCAGTTCCCTGCCTTGATTATCATGCCCTAAAGCGTGTACTCCCGTTATGGCAAGCAAAGAAAGAAAGGTATTAATCTTTGTACCAGCATAAACACCGGAACCAGTAAAGAGTACAATCAACACCGTTAAGGACGCTATAGATTTAAACATAACCTAACCTCAAGTTAATAAACAAGTTTGAATTTAATAAGCCCGACCACCACCATGAACATTGCTATTACTATCATATCGACTCCTCTTTGTTAGCCTCAATAAATCTTTTAAATTGCCTCGCCGTGAAATGCTTTTCCGCCACGTCCAGTATTACATTATCACACCAAAAGACAACCCTAACAGTATTAACAGATGGAGTATATATTTCAATCTTTGTATAAGATCGATTCTCCAAAGCCTTTAGCAATAACGATATATAGAAAGTCCTATAGTAACTCGTTGACTTTAAGTCTGTGACGTTTGTTAAGGTTATATAATCCATTGCTAGCCCCTCTTAATTAACAAAACAGCCTCACTCTCACTAACAAGGCCGGCAGTAACTTGATGAAACCTTTTTTCAACATCTTTGTCAATCTTTACAAGGCCGGATATAGTGTCAGTTCCCATCCTTCTAATATTTGCTGCTGCTTGTAGTTTGTTAATTAAGTCATTCATAGTAAATCCTTTTTAGTTATGTTAGTTTAATGCTGATCTTCTGCCAGTACTCACT